TCATTTATCCATGCTTCTCTAAGCATTTCCATAGCCTTAATTGTCTTTGCTTCGGTAGAATAAGTTGCAATAAGACTGTTCAGAAACAATTCCGGCGGTTCTGCGACATTTTTAACTGCAACAATTCCATAATTCCCACCACCACTATTTAATATTGAAAAAACAAAGTTTTCATAAGGAACATCTGTTTTTCCTGTCTGTGAAATTACTCTCATATCAGCCCTCCTCACTCTGCATGAACGGCGGCAGTTCCTCTGACTGCCTGTCGGCTGTGTCTGTTGCCGTGGTGTCAACTACATCTGCCTTATCTTCTATAAACTCAACAGTATTAGCATTTTCAGCGATTTCCGCCTGTGAAGCCTGATATACCTCGTCCATTTCAACCTGTGCCTGTCGCGCCATTGGGTCATAATTCTTAGGATATTTCCTTGTTGCATTGTTACACATTTTTCTCTGTATCATGCTCTCTGGAGTATCAAGCCAAGCACCGCTTATAAAAGGTCTTGCAAGCTCACATTCGAGCATTTCATCTACTGTCTTGCACGCTCTTAAAGCATTGAGAACTTCTTCCTTTTTCTCTTTAATTTTTGCCTTTTCTTCTGGTGTTGCATCATATCTAGTTCTTGCAACTTCTTTCCCATACTGTTTTTTAGTGCCTGTAATAATTCCAAATGTAGCATTCAACATATTCTGCTTTACGTGAGATAAGAGGTTTACCTTAACGCTGTCTCTATCAGCAGAAAGATATGTTACTGTTCCGTCTAACAACTTAACAGGATATACAACTCTTACCGCCTTATCAGATAATCCGTTTTCTTCCCACTCCGGCTCTGTAACTGTAAGTCCTTTATGCTTAGGTGGTATGTACTTGTCACCCTCTTTAATTACCCAATATGGATATACCTGTTTAACATCTTTTCCATAGTTGACAAGCAAAGAATCATAGCCGCTTCCTTCAATGCCCATTTCAACTTGCTGCTGCCAAATTTCTTTTCCGTCGGCATCTTTCCCGATGTTCACATTCCGCAACTGGAAGTAACATTCTCTCGGATATGCACTTGCGTTAAGTTTAAGGCTTGCGCAACGCTTAACAATGCCTCTCAAATTGCTTGTATCAAGGCTACACATATTAACCTTAGGATTGCTCTTAACAAGATTAAATATGCTTGTCATAGCTTCCATAGCACACTCTTTTGCGTAATCGTCCATATCCATTCCAACAGCCTTATAATCATTGATGATAAGCCCTGTCATTGTATTACTCCACTCACTTAATGAGGTGGTAAATGCTTTCTTTTCTGCAACTGCTGTATTCTCTGCCATAATTAATCCTCACTTTCTTCAAAATGTTCTTTTATATCCAATCCGTCATCGTCGTACCACTCGCACCATTCCTGTTCTTCTTCATCAAAATATTCAAGTCCAGAAGCATTACAGTAATCTGGTTTTATGTTGTTTTCATACTGAAGTAAATCATAATTCCATAATGTATTAAGAATTTTCCAAGCCTGTTCAATGCTTTCAACTTCGACATAAAAGTTTTTAACCGCTCCTACTTGGCAATTATGCCAAACTCTTAATTTTGTCATATTATTCTCACTTTCTTCAAACTCTTTTAACTGTTCTGCCAACTTCTTGCACTCATCCGCAACATATTCTTCGGTGCGGATAACATCATCAATCGGATATTTGCTTTCTACTATTTTCTGTAGTTGATACTCTTTTCTATGGCTCGGAAACTTCTGCATCGCATAATCCAAATCCGACTTATCTCCTGCGTGTCCGCAATCAAATCCGAACCACCACAAATCACTCTCGATTGGATAGCTTGAATGCTCTCCACCGCCTGCATATGTAATGCCACCGTGACACTGAAAATATGCTTCAATGCGGATTCTTTCATCTTCGTCTAGCCAAGCACCAAGCAAAGGAAGAATCCCGCTTACCTCTCTGTCTCCGACATCAGCTTTCTTGATTTCAAGGTAATCGCTGTAATCCTTTCCATATAATGGATGATTCTTTGGAATGCCGACATAACCGCATCTGTGCCCGATACTTCCAAATATGACAACACATTTGTATCCTGCGTGTTCAAATTCACGCTCTACAACATATCTATCATTCATAGTGCTTATCCCTCCACAATCTCTAATTTCTCACTGTCATTCACAATCAGCATAATCAACTGGCTATCTACCATTTCAGCAACTTTTTTCTGATTGTCCGTACTAAGGCTTTCAGAATCATCTAAAACAATAGGCACCGATATGCCGCTAATCTTCTGAATTGAACTGCAAATGTCAACTCTGCCTAAAATCCTGTTACCCTTGTTAGACATAGTTGTTAAAATGCTCTTTCCGTCAACTGTAGGTATGCAACAGCTCTTGTAATTGCCGTTCTTAGCATATTCAAACAACTGCCACTTAACCAAACCGAAATGACTATTTACTGCTTCTGTCAAGGCTTCATTCTTTGCTTTGTCTAGTTCATCAAGTAAATCAAGAATCTTCTCGGCATTAGCTTTATTCTGTTCAGAATCAATCCTTGTCTGCTTTAATTCTTCAAGTCGCTGTTCATCTGCTACCGTATCAGACTTTGCAATCTGGCTTTCACATTCTGCTAACTGCTGTCTTAAAGCTGTTTCCTGTGACTTTAATTCTGCCTTAACTGCTGAAATATCATTAGCTTTGTGCATAGCCTGTTCCTTTTCGACTATCTGCTGTTCAAGTGCCTTATATTCCTTGGTGGCTGATACATCAATCTCCTGCGGAAGTTCTGCTAACTGCTTTTCAAGGTCTGCTAAATCCACTAAATGTTTTTCTAACTTCTGCTTTCTGTCAGCCAATTCCTGTTCAGCTCCAACTAACAATCCTTTGACTTCATCAAGCATTTTCTTAGCTGTGTTGCCTTTATCAGTAATTCTGTTAAGTTCTGCTTCTTTGTGTGCCTTGAAATCTGCCCTTAATTCCTCTTTTTTATCCTCCGGGTATCCCTGTTTGCAATAAGGGCAAATAAGGTTATTCTCGTCAAATACACGCTCTTTTCCGGCTTTCCATTCGGTTCTGCTATCATCAAGTGTTTTCTGATATTCAGCTATTTTATCTTTATCAAGACTAACAATAATTTCTGCACTACTTACTGACTGCTTACTATCTATAATCACATAATTAAGGTTGCTAATCTGTGATTCAAGATTTCTTCTTGCCTTAACATTATCCTCATTAGCTTTGCGTGACATATCGCTAAGCTCAAACTTTAAGCTGAGAATATTAGCACTAGCATTGTCATATTCAGCCATTAACTTGTCATTGTCGGTCTGCTTTGCCACGCAATCAGCAATCTGCTCTTTAAGGCTGTTCTTCTGTAATTCAAGGTCAGATACTTCAATAGCCTGTTTAAGCTGAATGTCGCGCTCCTTCTCTTCAATCTGCCCTTTCAGCTTTTCGGCATTATCATCAACATCTTTTTTAATTTTATTTTTCATAGCACGTATTTCTTCGTATGTGTATTTTTCAAGAAGTGGTACTAATTCGGCAAGTTTGCTTTTAGACTTTGCCATATCAAGGTCGGTTGTTTTCTTTACTAAACTGAAAAGATATTCTCTCATTTCCTTTGGCTTCTGCGTAAGAAATACATTGATATTGCTACACATTTTGAAAATATTCATATTAACATCAAGATATTCATTGAATGCCTTTAATGTCTTTGGCACGCTATTGATATAATATGAGTTAGTATCGCTTACAGTTGTCACAACAACGCCGTCCTTTACAGTTTCCCCATAAGTACGTTTCTGCACTTTCTTCATAGTTATTTCTTTTCCGTCAACATCAAGTGTAAGTTCAACGCTTGTGTCCATATCATCAACGGATTTTCCGTCAACTTCTCGTCTGACAACTGGATTATCCTTTAACTCATAATCACAGTTAAACAAGCACCACAAGTAAGCTGTGGCAATAGTCGACTTGCCCTTGCCATTCTTAGCCATAATCTTTGTAATGGCATAAAAATCAAATTCTGCGTGTGCGTAGCACATAAAGTTTTCAAGAACTACTTTTTTTAAAACTGCTCTTTCCATAAACATATCCTTTCCTTATTATATATTCATAACAAATACGCCATCTTCAACTTGGAAGTTATCAATTTCCCTATCCGCATAGGCTGAATACTTAGCTTCCTCAAACGAACCGTTAAATACTGTTCCCTGCTGTGGTGTCCATATCTGGCATGTTGCATATTCATCAAGGGCCATGCCTTCCAAATCTCTTACTGTTATGTCACTCATCAGCTTCGCCCTCCTCTGCGTAATCAATCCTGCTTACTGATACTTCATAAGCAACCCTTGTCTCAATCTCATTGTCGCTTATCTTCTTAGTGTATTCACGGCTCTGAAATCTTCCCTGAATCCGGATGTGTTCTCCAACTTCAAGTCCACCCGCAAATCTTGCATTTCTTCCCCATGCTATACATGGTATGTAATCTGATTTGCCATATGGTCTGTTTACTGCCACCATGATATCTGCAATCTCTCTGCCCTTTGGAGTACATCTGTATATAGGTGGTTTGCATACGAAACCATCAAGTATAACTGTATTAACATTTTCCTCAAATGGTAGTTCGGTTGCGTCCTGTGCCAGTATTTCAAGTTCTCTTGCAAATACAGATAAAATCAGCTTGCGTTTCACATCATCAATGTGTCTGTTAAAACTTCTTATCTGCCCTGAAACTGTGACAACCTGTCCTACTTTGATTTCTCTGACATCAGCAAGTCTATCCGATATCATTACTGGCAATGTATCATTGTTACCACTTGTTCTTGAACACTTGAGCATGAATACATAAAACCCCTCGCCAAGTACTTCATGTGAGTACTCTGGCTCCCTCTCAACTACTCCTGCTAATGTTATATTGTTGTTATTAATTGCATTTTCCATTTCTTTCTCTCCTTACTTTAATATGTAACTTCCTATCGGTACTTTATCCATTCTTTCAATCAGATGGATTTTGCAGCTGAAAGTATAGAACTTTCTAAAATCCTTTTCCTTTATAGCCCTTTGTCTGTTTCTGTTCAGCTTAATAATTCTTTTTATGCTACTGCTCATTGGCATTCTCCTTACATCTGTAATACATTGTTGTAATGAATCCTTTTGTTGTCAGGCAATCGTAATTCTTCCATACCTCAAGGCTATGATTTGCTGTCTTAATAGCATTTCTCACCGCACTTCCGATAGAATCCTTGCTTTTACTGTATTTTTCGGCAACTTTCTTAACTGCGTCACCTATTGCTAATGCAGGATCAAGATTGCTCATAATATCAACAATGTATACATAACCCTTTCTGTTAGAGTGAATGCCTAGATTGAATAATTCTTCTCTTATCCTTGCTTCCATAAACACTCCTTACTTGTAGCAAAAGTACATGTTCTGCACTTTCTTATAAACACCGCTACCTTGTTTAAATTCAGCTTGATACAACACATTGCTAGGTATGTCATATCCGCTTATTAATAATTCTTCTGCTATTCTCCAACACCTTTCTGTTGGCTCTTTATAGAATCCGCTGTTTTTAAGTTCTGTACATTGATATTGCCCTGACTGATAGATGACTTCTTCAATGCTGTTAGGGAAATACTCACTCTGTACTCGGTTCAAAACAACGGCTCCTGCAAGATATAGCATTTCATCATCGTTGCATGTCGCTCCGCATTCACCCATCAGCAAATGTGCCATGAGCGATAACTCATATTCATCAACACTTATCTCTCCAGTTTCAACCTTATAATCAACATGTGAGTTGTAGCATTCACTTAACACTGCACTCTGCTGATTAATCTTAGCTTGTGGTTGTACTGGTCTTAGAATCAACGCTATAAGGCTGATTTCTGCCAGTGTTGCAAATATGTTAATTATCTTTTCTTTCATATCTTCTCCTACATGTTTGTATCATGTACCACCTCGGCAAGTGCTATTGGTAACAAATAGGTGTCTATGAATTCGTGTACATCAGCCAAGTATTTTCTTTTAATACTCTTGTATGTCGCCACGCACCCGAATTCGCGTTTTAACTGCTTGTATATATCAGAATATACTGAACCGCGAATACCACCGTCTTTGTACGCATTGCTGTCCTTTCCGCCAAGTACTTCAATTCCTTTCTTTCTAACATGTTTCTGCACTTCTTCAATCTCACAGCCGTAAAGCGGAGTTTCTTCTTCGATACTGGTTATCTTATCTTCAACCTTATCAACTCTCTCTGTAAGTTCTGTGTTGCCCTGTGCCAATAATCTAATCTGTTCAGATGTTGTCAAAGGCTTACTGTAACTTCCTGTCTTTCTGATTGACGGAAGAACTTCTGATGTAACCCATTCTGTAAATCTTTCCGCACTCTCTTTTCTGCTCTGAAAGATTGTTTTGTAAAGATTAGCCTCGCTTATAAATGTCATTTTCTGCATTCCGCCCTTTGTAAGGGTGTCCGCAGTATGGATACCCTTTTCAGATAACCTCTGCTTAACATTTCCTACATTTGATATTTCCAATGCCTTGCATACATCAGCCAAGCAAAACATAGGTTCATCATCTTTAGTAATGGTTCGGATTTCTCCAAACTCTGAATTGCTAAAAATCTGTAGCTCCATAAACATTCCTTTCTAAATAATGTGTGATATATTTTGACCTTTTAAGGTGCATTTGAGCAATTCTGCTCATTCCTATCTGCTGTAACTTGTAGAACTTTATATTTATTGATACAATAGAAAGGTGATGGTAGACACTTTCCAATTGGTAGGTAATTCACACTTGATACGAACAGGGCGCTATCCCTGTCAAAAAGAACTAATAATGTTTGAATAAAAGTTTGCAACTATTTACCGCTACCATCACTTTTCTATTGCATCAATATCAAAAATTCTAATCTGTTTGTACTTTGTGCTATAATCCTCTTATTCTATTAGGGATTGAAGAAATGTTCTCTATTCTTACTCCTTTCTGCTTATTATCAAAATAATAAGTCCAGTATCGTAAGTGAAAAATTTAATACCGCAAGAACAACAGCGATTATTAATGTTATCAATGCAGCATCACAAAGTCTTTCATTGTTGCCTCTTTTTACTTAATCCATTTTTCAACTGGGATTCTTGTTGCTTCTGCAATTTTTTGCACTGTAGTTAATGCTGGTAAAGAATTATTATCTTTCCATCTGCCTACAACCCCGTTGCCAAGACCGCATTTTTTTTCAAATGCGTGTATTGACAAATTATTTTCTTCGCAATAAGCAACAACATTTTGATAAAACATAGACTTCTCCTTTCTTTATTTGATAAAGATTTAGAGAAAAGCTTGACAATCTTTAGAGAAAGTTCTAATATATGAATTGTCGAGAAACATATTTTGAGAACACTTCCCTTTAAGTTTATTTTTAGGCTTTTCCCTAACCTTTAAACTTATTATATAGAGTGTTCTCTAATTTGTCAACACCTTTTTTAGGTGAAACTCTAAAAAATGGAGGAAAATGCAAATGAACACAGTAGAAAGAGTAAAAGACCTATGCAAGCAAAGGAAGATTTCAATACATAAATTAGAATTAGAATGTGGTTTTGCTAACGGATATATAGGTCAGTTGCGTAAAGGCACATTACCAGATGATAGGTTGGGAAAAATTGCTGAATATTTAGGTGTATCAGCCGAATATTTAAGAACTGGCGAAGAAGAACAGCTTATTTTGTCTGAACAAGCTGATTTGTGGATTAAAGTCAGAAATGACAAAAAATTATTACACTCGTTAAAAACATTTTTTGAGTTAAGTGACGAACAGCAAAAGTATGTTCTCGGTTTAATTAATTTATTTAAAGGAGAGTAGTAATAAATGATTGAATCGAAAGATTTTTTAAGAGCCATAGTAGAGAAAAGGAATAAAAACGGCAACACTGATTATGCTGACATCGCCAATAGTCTTGGCATTGATATGGTTTCGATGTTGCCGTTTATGAAAGAACTCAATCGCAAAGGTTATATCATTCAAACTCTTGAAGATGTAACTGTGACAAAACTTGGTTTACTTGCCTATGATGAACTTTAATTAAAACACTTTACGATTCAAATTGCAATGCTCTTTTACTTTTCTGTGTGTACTGCTGGTACAGTCGTTAGGTTGTGCCAGTTTTTGTTATGTCTTTTACAATTTTGAAGATGTATTCCACTACATCTTCATCATTAACCTCTTTTATCAAGCTGTAAATTTCATTTTTGCGTTCCTCCATATTCATTTTATATCCCCTCCCTTGACTACAATAATGAGGTTATTATAGAACATCTGTTCTTGCATGTCAACCTACCCCCAGTAGATTAACAGTTTTCAGCGGTGACACTGCCAACGCCAATCAAACAGTGCCACCTAGCCGAAACTTGAAGATTCTGCCCGAACTCTCTCGGACAATTATTATTATAAATACTGATAATGTAAAAATCAACTTAAAGATATCGCAAGTTTCGACAACATTCGACAAATTATGCACATTGTGATATGATTAGTAAAATTAAATTTAAGGGGGATTTGTCTATGACAAAGAGAATTGTAAGCATTGTGCTTGTTATGTGCTTATTGAGCCTTGTAGCGTGCCAAAATGGTGCTTCTGATAGTAATGTTGAAAGTGCCAGTGAAGTCCAGACAAAACAAGAAACATTATTATCAAGAGACAAGAGTGTATATCCTGATGATATAACTGTTGAAATGCTCAAGCGTACACCTAATAAGTATATTGATAAAGAATTCAAGTTGACAGGCAATATTGTAGCAGAATTAAAATATGATGGGGAGGTCGAAGATAAAGACGGAAATATGCACACCGGTGAAGAATCCAGTGAATATATTGCTTGCTATTATTTAGCTGTTGATGGCAATAATGATGATACTGTTGTTTTGACATATTATAGAGATGATTTTGATTATAATTTGCTTGTTGGCGATAATGTGACAATGTACGGAACACTCCTTGAGGGCGGTATGGAATTTAAGAAAACAAACGGAACTATAACAACCATTCCTGCTGTTATGGCTGTTATGATAGATTTGAATAATTAAAATATTACCGGGAGCATTGCACTCCCGGTATTTTTATTAAGGTTAGACTAATTCACAATCGGCTATATTGACTGCAGCAAACAGTTCTCCGTCATGCACAAGTACAACTCTGTCGCCACTTCTTTCTGATACTGTATACTCATCAAACCAAGCTTTGATAGGTGTACCGTCATAATCAGTATCGCCAACAAATCTCACTGTGCTACCCTTTTCAATATCTTCACTGAATGGGATATCTGTAGGCGCATCATCAGAACTTGCACCGCCGACAAATTCAAGGTTAGCAATATTGACAGCAGCTGTGATTGTTGTACCAATACCTATAACAATTCTATCTCCGTCCTCTTCAATTACATCATATTCATCATAATATGTCGCGAATCTCACGCCGTCATAATCAATGTTATCAAGCACTCTGACTTTCTTGCCATCACCACGGTTTACTGTATCTGTGTTAATATCATTGTCGTTGTCATAAATGCACTTAACAAGACTAAGATTATCCTCATCAATAGCGGCAGTGGTTACGCCGTCAATACCAATAACAACTCTTCTGCCGTTAGCTGATAAAACGCTGTACTCATCATAGTAAGTGCTAAATGGCTCGCCATTATCGTACTGAATAGCGTTAATAACCTTAACTGTATCGCCTTTATGATACTTAGTGTCTGGTACTGGCTCATAGTCTGGCACTGTGATTTCTTCAACGACATGGTCTGTGCAATAATCAGTGTAACAATAGTTCTGGTCTACTGTCTGTCCGTTAATCTGTGTGTCTCTAAGATAATTAACACTTCCACCAAATTGCCACATATCATAATCAACGGCAATTCTAGGTTCTGTATCTGAATACTTTGCAACCCAAACGGCATAACCAGCTTCTTTTACTCTCGAAATATCTACATAATTGTTAATGCAGTTCTCATATGAGTATAAGCCAACATTTTTATATCCTGCATTTCTCATTTCATCAAGGAATGCCATAATAATGTCTGTAAGGTCGTTGCCAGTAACCATGCCTGCTTCAACATCATAGATCACTGGGTAGCAGAATGATTTACCTGCTAAAAGCTGTGCAAAATATCGAGCTTCATTTACAGCTTCATCATTACTTAATGCGTTACCAAAGAAATAGGCTCCTTTGTGGATTCCTGCACTTTCCAACTTATTGTAACTGTTTTCAAACTCTCTATCTTCGTATAAGCCATCATCAGCACCGCCTGCCTTGACAATAGCAAAGTCTACACCCTCATTATCCTTTGCGCTTTTGAAATCAAAGTCTCCCTGCCACCTTGATGTGTCAATTCCGAATAATTTACTCATAATTTACCTCCTAAATTTAGAAAAATGTGTAACAAAAAAGCACCCCAGTGTTTCCACTAAGGTGCTTCGAATATTATATTGTTAATGTTATGTGGCACTGCCAACCTTGTGAATTGCTTCTTGCAGTTCGTCATGTTAGATAAAAAATACCTTACATCTTCTTCTGCAATTTTTGCCAATACCTTGTGTCTTGTTCTCATTCCGCGGCTAAACAGTAATAATGTGTCATTAATAATTAATAATAAAAATATCTTATAGTAATATCTTTAAATACTCCACCTGTATTTCCAATTATATATATTCCATTAGGATTCACACTATATGGAGTACTATCATCGCCATTCCAACTAACAAGCTGTGCATTATATACCGTTTTTCCAGCAAGATTATTGTCGTATATTTCTTTATTTGCCGAATCATTTATAATCGTAGTCCATTGATTACTGGATATGGTTATTGATGGATATACAACGTCAATATATTTAATTATGTTTCCAATATTATTGTTTAATTGTGTAATCTCGTCACGAATATTACTAATCATATCATTGTTATTCTTAATACCTGCGTCCATAATATTAAGATTTGTCGCATTCCAGGGAGTACTCTTACTTGGCGATTGTTGCCAGTTTACACGGCTGTACGAAAGAAATCCAGTTAAGCTCATAATTTGCCTCCTAAAAAATAAGAGTGCAGGCTTAAACCCACACTCTCTGATGATTTACTCTGTTATTGTATCTGCTGTATTCAAATCAACTGTCTGCTGTTCACTCTTTAACAGCTTATTGACTTCCAATTTGAAATTCTCATAATCATTATCACATTGTGTCTGATTTGTAAGGTATAATTCCTTGTTAGTGATTGTCTGACTAATTGTCAATGAACCAGTTTCTGGAATAGCCGCATACATTGTCATGGCTGATTGACCATTAATCACTGATGTTCCGCTTAAGTTTGTTGTCTTTGTTATACTTAACATATTGTTTTCCTTTCTTTCTAACTACTCCATGTATCTGAACTCCAGTCCCATGAAGCTACTACTGTGTCATCTACATATATTCTTAATACACTTCCATCCCAATCAAATGTAACAGGGTTGTTTGTATACATTGCCGGATAGCATCGTCTTGCTAATGACGGATGATATATAGATATATTGTTACAATCTGTGTCAAATCTTACCGTAGCTTCTGAATCTACATATAGAACCCCCTTTCTGATATCTACGCCAAAATCTGTAATAGCATTTATTACCACATTATCATCTCCAATAATGCTAACACCGTGTGCATCAATGTTGTTATGTGTTTTAACATTTGGATTGTACATTTCTATACTATATGGTGATTCCTTCAAATAAGCATCTCCATAAGATAATTTAATCGCACTATATGTTGATGTATCAGTCTCTATATCAATAGAACCTCCTGTTATTTTCGCATTGCTCGATATCAGGTTATCACATCTTATAGTTCCATCTGCTGAAATAGTAGTATTAGTAGATGTAAGCGTGAACAGATTACCATTGATATTAACAGACTTATTACCACTAATATTAATTGTTCCACTTGCATTAAGTGTTATATCATCTGCAATAGCTTCAATTGCAGATTTAAGTTCCCCTGTCGTTGGGTCTTTCTTAATGTATGCTTCAAGGCTTGCTGTTGTAGCATAATTGTTAAACTTAACATCAATATCTTCTGGTGCTGGAGAATAATCTGTAGCTTTTGTACCCTTTTCTATTTTTAGCTTGTTTGTATCTACATGTGCAAAGCTAAAACGCATATATACAGCATTAGAAGGAACTGGCAGAGAACCTCTTACTCCAGTAGATTTATCTGCTACTCCGCTGATAAACTTTTTATTGCTGTCATAAAAACAAGTGGCCGGTGCATTACCCAGATTGGTCCATCCACTCGCTACATAGTTTTTCCACTTAGACACATCTATGTAGTCCGTCAGGTCCCAATAGTTACCGCCATCTGTTATTATGCCAGTGGCTGTTATATACTTATTAGGAGTTACAGTGCTCTTTATGAATCTATTGACTCCACCAATTTGTAGATTATTAATATCATTTTTAGTTGCATAGGTGCCAGATACTTCTAGCTTAATACTATTACTTTCCTTAGTTATTGCTTGTGTAATAGCATTATTCATCTGTGTTGTAGTGCTATAATTGTTCTGAACATTCGTTGTAAGAGAAGATAGACTTGTACTTATATTGTTCACATCAATTCTTAACGAAGCATTCTGATTAAGAAGATAGGTTGTTTCTGTCGCACTGATTTCCACCCAATCATGCGTTCCGTCAGACTTTCTTATAAATCGCCATGCTCTTTGTTGGTCTTTCCAATATGCAATAGTTCCAACATACTTCTCATACTCATCCTCTGTATACTCCCATGTGCTATCACTAGGGTATCTATCATCGCTTGGATATATCTGTATGCTCCATTCATTAGCAGGGTAGTTATCCTTAGTAGGTGCATGTGTAATCTCATATATCTTATGATTGCCATTAAGCTGATTGTCAATGTACTGGTACTGATTTGTAACATCAACTGTCAATCCATTTAAGTTCTGTTCAACAGTTGTCAGCTTATTAGATATGCTTGTAACTTCATCCTGATTAGCTTTCTTCTCAACTACGGTTGTAAGTTTTGATATGTTTGATGTGTTACTGTCTGTTGTCTGTTTAATGCTATTAACAGTATTACTCAATGCGGTAACTGTGCTACTATCAGCCTTTTTACTAAGGGTTTCGGACATTTTGGTTATAGTAGAACTATTTTCGTCAACAGTCTGTTTAACTTCATTAAATGTCGTAGTATTAACCTTGTTACCCATATCAGTTTCAAGGCTGGTTGTTCGAGTCTTGAGGCTTGATAATTCACGGTCTGTATCAGTTTTCCAAGAACCAATTTCAACATTGAACTTCTTAATTCCAGTAATCTCACCATTGATGTTAATAATGTCCTGTAATGCCTTAGTAACATCACTATCCTTAATCAGTACCCATTCATATACAGGTGCTTGCTCTGTACCAGTATTGGCAAATCTGTATGAATATCCATCTGCACTTGAGGTAGGATTAACCACATAACAGATATCGCCTATATGCTTCTTTCTTGTGGCATTATCAGTCCAATTAACAGCCGGCTCATTATTAAGAGTAGGTATTTCTGTCTTAGTGAATGTCTCGATATTTCCGTCAATCTGACCTTGTAACTCTTCTTGTACACTGTCTAAATATTCTTTTGTCGGTACTTCCTCGGCTAATTTATCCAGAGATAAAGAACCTGTTCCGATACGCTTGCCATTGATTGTACCTACTGTAATGTTATCAGCATTAAGATTAGTAACTGTAATCTTGCTTGCATCAATAATACCAGCTGTCAGCTTGTTTGCAGAAAGACTTTGCACCTTTTCATTGGTTACTGCACCATCTTTAATAAGTGAAGTAGTAACAACTTGTTCTTTGACATTAGCGAAATCAATTTGTGCATACTTTAGATCCGCTATATCCGCCGTTAATGAATTAGCTTTAAGTTTGATTATCTCTGCATTAACAGCCTTAAGGCTTTCCACATTAGCATTAATGATATCTGCATATGTTGCATCTAGTTTATTTGTTTTAAGGTTATCAATATCAGCATTAACAGCCTTTAAGGTTTCAATGCTTGCGTATCTGATATCAGCTTCATCAACAGATAGTTTATTAATAAGCGCTTTATTTACAAGTATCAAGTCGGCATAGTACCGTTCCATCTGCTTAGTAATAGGACCAGAAGCAACGCTTGTATTCTCCGTGTCAGATTGACCTATAGATGTAACTGTATCCATTAAGCCGCCGTCACATTCGTGCGTAATCTGCATTATAGGCACTTTGTAGTCAACGCCACCTTTGTTGACAGTTATAATGTCACCAACTTCTAGTCGGTAATCACCGACAAACTTAACTGTAAGCGGTCTAAATGTAAAGCCACCTATCTTTTTATAGACTTCATCAAGAATTGCCTGTGTCATAAACGGATTGGCAAAACTAAGTCCTGTTGCTCCGTCACCAGAAGTAATCTGACTTTGTTCTGTAGAACCGCTTTTAGTATTGTTGCAAGTCAACTTCTGTATAATAAAATCTTTACTTGTTGTGAGTGTAACGCCCTGCTGATAATACTTATGTCCATCAAGTACATAGCCGCTATCCTTATACCACCTTAATTCAAGGTTTCCATCAGAATTAATTACCGCATTACAGCCTTGTAGCATAGCCATATAACCGATAATTTCTCTGTAGGTATATCCTTGTGGTTTGTCACTGATTGTATGTGCTGTGACTATGTTTGTTGCTAAAGATATGCCTAACTTACCGCATATCTCATTAAGAATAGCTTTATCTGTGCTAGGAAATGCCATATCCGAGAAATAAGGCATGTCAGCCTTGTACATTCTGTCGTATGCTTCATAGCTTGTGTATTCTCCGTCACTTGTCTGCTTAGTAACTGTAAATATTCCCAACTTAATATACTTAATTTCTGTGCCAACCTTAACGCCCTCGAATATGGTAATTTCCTTATTTTCAAGGCTTACTTTTGGCATATAAATAGAAAAGGTAACACTGCTTGCACAAGTGTTACCTATCGTAATTTCGTTATTGGGATTTATTATGTTTTGGAACTTGAAATTGTTAAGTGTTTCGGTATGTTCTTTTCTATCAACAACATACTTGGAATAGTATCTTGCACTATTTCCCTTAACAATTTCTGTCATAGCTGTGTCTAATATCTTCATTCTACACCGCCTTTATTGATTAATTAATGGCTTATCATAAACTCAATTGAGTATAATTTAGCTGGTGTAATTTCTTCGCATTTATCGAATGCGTCCATAGGAAGCATTGTCATGTCAGGCACTTCAATCTCTTGTTCATTGATTTCCTGCAATTCTTCCTGTAACTTCTTTAAGTTCTCTGATGTAATCTGATACTGATTATCGTTGATAACTGGATTACCACTGTCGTCCTTATCTGCATACTTAACCTTAGTATCTTCTATGGTCTGTAGCGTTGCCTTATACAGTTCTTCTAACGCCTTAATATTGCACATAACAGCCATAGCAATTCTGCCTGTAGTCTTGTCGTGCGATATGTTACTTAAGCTTTGGGATCTGTCTATTAACTCACTCGTTTTAAGTTTCATGTGGAACTCTCCTTTATTTCTGTATTAGACTTAATTTTGCTCCGACTATTAGTCCGTCCTCATTCTTCGCCCTTGTGAGATACGGATATGTCACATCTCCTGTGTATATTGTCATTTCTTTTTGCGTACCACCTAAGAATAAGACTTGTGCTGTTGGATAAGGGTTATCTATGTCACTTACCACATTATCAAGCAACAGTGCCTGCTCACCTGTTAGCGGCGGTAATTGCAGTTCAATCTTGTCTTTGAGTGCTACAATCGTGCCAACCATTTCTCCATAATCATTTCTTCCTGTATTCTTAGACCATATCTTATTCCTACTGTATGTGTAGCCGTTATATGCTACTGGGAATTTAACCCCCTCAATCACAACTGCGTCAATCAATCAAACCACCCCTTTCAAGGCATTAAAAAAGGAATGTACCATTTTTGATACATTCCTTAATATTTCTATTGCATTAATTCAATTAGTGTTATATAATATCTGTACTGCTTGTTTAAGTGGTATTGTAACTTTTGGCTGTCAGTTGTCGGGCTGACAGCCTTTTGTTTACCAAAAAATCAGCCCACATTTGTTACACACAAACCTATGTTGTGAATAAGTTCCGCCCTGTTGCTTAATCTTCTCTTTCTTATTAACCAGTGTAAACGGTCTTAAAGGATTCAGATTAACAGTATATCTTGTTTTGGATTTCTGCGGTACAGTTGTTGTAATCTGCGTGTGAGAACAATCCCAACTGCTACATCTTGGACAATATACTTCAACTAAGCCGTTTTCTGTTGCTCTGTATACACCTTTAAAGTTAGGATTTAGTGGGTGTTGAATTTGTGGTTGCTGTTTCTTCTTCACCCCTATTGCTTCTAGTATTTCGTTTAGTTCTTTTTTCACTGACATACATATTTCCTCTACTGTAATTCTAATGTTAATTTCATAAGTTTTTTATCATCTCCCAGTGACGTTACTTCTAAATCAACATTACTTTTATCTTCTAGTATATATATCCTTGCAACTGTAATATTTGTACCTGTCTGTAATTCTCTTGCAATATTATTGTATTCGTCAATGTCAAAACTAACTAACGGATAGTCGAGTTCTTTGCCGTTCTGAAAACATGTAACATTATAATTATATGCAAAGGCTGTGTTATCTTCTGAATTGTTTGCAAAGTCAAAATAAACAACAAGAACTTCTCTGTCATTGCTATCTGTAATTACATCATGCTTAAGATATTTAAGCGTTGTATTATCATATGTAACTGTATCTGTGTTCTGTTCTGTTGTAGCAACTTGTTTAGTGACATTTATGCCGTCTGCATTGTTATTATTTCCATTTCTGTCAATTACTACTATTAACATTAATATCGAAAATATAATTGCAAAATAAGAACCTAAATGCCTTTGTGATCTATTCCCTTTGCTTTTAATCAAATCCACAATAGCTAATATAAGTGCTACTGGAATTGTAAAAGTAAAAAGTGCCATAACCGCTGCCACTATGCTAAGTTTACTATCTTTCTTTTTCTGTTTCTTATCTACCATATTGTGTTACCCCTTTGCTTTTTATATATAGCAAAAGAATAGCACAATACTTTTATCTTATCAATATGGAAAGGCTGCTTGACCTGTCATATTTGTATAGCTGTTAGCTTTATCTTGCACCATTGTAAACAGCTTATCTGCGTCACCTTGTAATGTTATGTTTACATTGTTGTTAGCTTCTGACATAGCTGCTACAACCGCATTGTAAACGGCTGGATAAACTGCATTGGCAATACCTGTTGTGATTTCCTGCTGATTGGCTACCGCTGTTCTTCCGTCCATAGTACCAACCATTTCGGGTGCAACTTCATTAGCAACGAATAACTGTCCTTTGTTTGGGAAGCCACCGTTTGCATACCAATCAATACTGACTTTTGGCACTTTAGGCGGTGCAAGACTAAATTCTCCGTCAATCTTAAAGTGTGGTGTATCAATGTGTGGAAATTCAAGTCCTAAATCATTCCACCACTGCTTAAAGCTGTTCCAAGCGTTCTGTATCTTAGTTTTAAAATCTTCGATAGCCACAGAAATGCGTTGGAGTGCTGGTTTGCTATCCCACCAATCTACAACATCATCCCACTTCCCTTGAATACCTTTTTTAATTCCGTCAGCTAAGTTTTCCCATTTTTCCTTAGTAAACCACGGTTTCACATCATTGCTCCACCAAGAAACAATTGCAAGACTGTTCCACCAACCAACGATTGAATCCCATTTTTCTTGTATTCCTAATTTCATTCCGTCAACAGCGTCAACCCATGTATCTTTTTCAAACCACGGTGCAACATTATTATTCCACCAGCTAACAATAGCTGTATTGCTCCACCAATCTGAAAAGCTGTTCCATTTTTCACTTAAAGATGTTTTTATATTGTCTCCCAGTTCTCCCCATTTTTCCTTAGTAAACCACGGTGCAACACTTACAGTCCACCAATTTGCTATATCATCTTTATGCCCGAATGTGATAGTTTCTATCACTCCGTCAATAAAGCTAGGTAAATCTTCAAATGGTGCTTTTATAAGATATGCTAATTGGTCGAACATTGACATATCTATTTTCTCACCTGTTAATTTTTCATTGAGCCAATTGCCTAAATTAAATCCAGCAATAGCAGCTACTATTCCACCTACTATTCCAGTACCTATAGTTAAGCCTATTTCTGTTGCTGTTCCTGCTCCTATAATAGTGCCTATATCTGTTGTAAGTAATCCACCTATTCCTGATATTATACTACCTGTTCCGAATGATTTTAAAGCACCTTTAATACTTGTCCCTATTACTGTAACAAGTTTCTTTTTCAAAACACTTCCTAAGCCTGTAAATTTTAATGCTGCTATAGCCGTTATTAAGGTTGTTTCGATTGGTGCTGCCGTAAATGAACCACTCCATAATTCGATAGCTGCTTTAATGGCTTGCCATAACACATTGCCAAGGCTTGAAAATATTTCAAGCCAATTAAGTCCAGCTAAATACTCTCCTATATTATGTCCAATTGTATACCAAGGAACATCATCTATAGCCTTTGCAAACCAATTAAAAATTCCTGCCACAAGGTTAGATGTATCTTGTCCTGCTGCATAGAAATCCCCGATTGCAAAATCTTTAAATATCTTCCTAACAGGTTCAAGTGCTTTCTCTATCTTATCAGCCCAAGCAACTGCTGAATTTTCCATATTGGCAAATGCTTTATTCCATGCCGCTTCATAATCAGCCGCCGCCTTAGTAATATCATCTGTCAAATCAATAGTGCTACCGCCGCCACCGCTTGAGCCTTTGCTTGAGCTTGTATCGTCCTGTAATTTATTTATTTCATCAAATCCCATAAGGGATAATGTAGCTTTCTTAGCTGAATCAGCTACATCTTGGTAGCCGTCTGAAATATCTTCTAAGCCGTCTGATGTGTCTTTATATCCGCTTTGTCCGAAACTCTCAAAGTCAATCTTAACCCCCATTAAAGAAGCAAGGTTGACTAATAATCTTTTGATTGCAATAGTTACTCCGTTTACTATCGGCATAACCTTTGAAAGAATTGGGATAAATAGCTGTCCTGCTACCATTCCTACCTCTTTCATATTGTTGCTGAACTGGCGTAACATATTTGATGGGCTGTTAATCGTGTTGGCTAAATCGCCCCAAGATACTTTTGATTGGTCTAATATTGCTAACACTCTTAACTGCTGTTTTTCCATCTGTGTCATTTCTGATACAGACTTAGAAATGCCTAAGTTATAGGCATACGTCGCTAATGTAGCATTAGTAATATCAATACCATATTTATACAATGCCCTTGACTGCCCGATTAAGCCGCTTTGTAAGTTCTGTGCTACTGTTGAATAGTCCACATTAAAAAGTGAGCTTATATCGCCCGCAAGCATTGTCATTGACTTTGTTATTGCTGTTGTTGCTTCACCCGTCTGTCCTAGTGAGTTAGTGACAGAGGCTAACTGTGAAGCGTACTGTGTTATCTCTTGTATGTTAAGTCCTAAGTTCTTTGCTCCACTTTCTTCAAGCAAACCGCCTTGAACATTGACTTTTAAGCCTGATAGTTTTCCAAGAGTATCATTTACTCTACTTTGAAAACTTTCTGCATATGCTGTTGCGTTATCATAGCCGTACTTTTCGTAATCTTTATCCCATTCCGAGCCAATCTTGCCAAATGCAACCGCTTGATAGTTGAACGCCTCAATGTAATCTGTTGTTGACTTGATGGCTTCTATAAGTTTCTTACTGCCACGAATTACCATAAAATAAGTGGCATAAAACTTGCCTATTGCACTTGCCAAGTTCCAACTGCTTTTAGTTGCTGTCCTAGTGCTTGTAGAAACGCCATACAGCGACTTTTGAAGTGAGTTTGAAGAAGTACCCACCTTGCTACCTTGACTAGCAAGATTAGCCAATGCGTTAGTCATTTGAATAACATTTTGACTTACTGTTGGTGCTCTTGATAGCGTTGTCATTAAGCCATTTAAAGCATTACCTAGCTTTGGAATGTTTACAACGGCGTTTTCAATACTCTTACTGCCTAGCTTACCAAGTGACTTTGCAAGTTCTGTGACTTGTGTTGCATTTTGCGGAATAGCTGATATGCTTGCAACTGCCTTTGTGACAGCTTGAAGTGATGTAGCTGTGTTAGTTAGTGCAACTGAATCAACAGAACCTATCTTTGTGATATTCTTGGCAAGCCTTGTAAAATCTGCTGTTCCTGCGTTCATATTCTGCATAGCAGAACCTAACTGACTAACACCACTCGCAAGACCGCTTAATGATGAACCATTCACAGTCGCAAGTGATGTTGACAGCCTTGTAAGCTGATTTATCAGTTTATCAACAGAATTGATAGCTTTAGTGGCAGTACCAGTAATTTTAACCTCTAAACTGTCTAATTCCACGCTTTACCCCCCTTATAGGATTGTTGGCGGTAATCCTTTCTTTTCAGCTCGTGCCGCCCATTTCTGTTCATTGAGTAACATTCGCTGTAACTCTTTATCGTAGGTATCTTCTTCGCTTTCTTCCGTTTTTTCTGATAAAATAGCCTGCTTCGGATATTCAATGTGTGTATCTTTACTAAATGCCGCACCAATGCCGCAAGAAATAGCCGGTATTGCATAGACAAAAAACCAGTTATACATTTCTGCATCTCGATTTTGTCTATCAATCTTTTTGCCTTTTGCGTATAGTAATAATTTTGTAGGTGTCATTCTTAGAAAGTCTGAATAACTAACGCCTAGTGAACTGGCTAAGACAAAGTATTCTTCCCAGATTATTTTGTGGAAGTCTGCTTTTTCTTGTGATCCTGTGGAACTACTGTCGGCTTCTTCTGTTCCTGTGTCGCTTCTTCCACATTGTTCGCCATTTCCTCTAACATCGTTGTTATCCCTGACAGCTCGAAAAAACCATCATCTTCCATCGCTTTCTTGATTTCTTCAAACAACGTTCTATATCCGTAACTCTTATCTGTCTTTCTTTTCTCTGTAATATATGCCCTAGTGAGTTCCTTTGCTTCATCCATAGTTACTGGGTTATTGTCAATACAGCCTGCATAAATGGCGGTAATGCAAATCTCTGGCACATCTGCTGTCATATTTGCTAATCCATCAAAGGAAGCCTGTGCAACGCTTTTATCTGTCTGTGCAAGTAAGTAAGAACCATTAACGACAGAAAACATTTTCTGCACTATTTCTTTGTGCTCTGCCGCACCAAAAGAGAACTCAACTTTGTATTCTTTTCCGTTTACATTAATATTCATCATATTTTCCCTTTCCCCCTATGCTTTAACATAGGAAAGGGGCAGTCCGTAGACCGCCCTTTCAATCAATTGTTATTCTGTTACATCATCAAGATATGATGCGTAGTCGGCTGTTTTGGCGTTTGTGCCACCAATCGACACAGCCTTTGATTTAGTCGATTGGCTTATCATTCCCCCACCTTTGTTACTGTGAATGTGCCACCAGTGCCTTCAACAACTTGAAGCTTGTCTGTGCATTCGATAGGTGAAGTGTTAGGAACTGCTGTTACTGTCATTTCAAGTACCGAATCAGTACCAGAAACATCATTAGGTGTCGCTGTTACCTGTCCGACAAATGCGTACTTAGCAACCGCACCTAATCCGTCAGAACCATATAACTGAATAATGTCTAACTGCTTACCTTCTGCTTTGATTAAGTCCTGTAAATAAGCCTTTTCAAGATTTCCTGTGTAAGTCTTAGCGTCAGATGTTTTGATACCCATTAAGAATGTCTGTGAATCATCTTCAAATGTTGTGCTTTCAACTGTGTTAGGTGCTGATACTGGTGCTGAAATTGACTTAGCCGCAACCATTAACTTATATGAGCCTGCAAAACCATCTTCGCTATGCTCCTTGTAGATAACTCTAGCTTTATAACTTGTACTTGCCATTGCTTTGTCTACCTCCTAAAAATTTGCAAAAAAATAAGAGCATTTCTGCTCTTTGTTACAATAATCTATCATTTGCCGCTATCATTCTTCTGAATCTAGCGGTACTCTTATGTACTTTATTACTGATTGAGAACTCTGGCATTGCATTGCCTTGAAATCTCATTGTCTTGAATGTATCTGTAATTATCGCCATAACCTTGCGACAGTCAGACTTGCTTGTGTTAGTTGTAACATCTACTTGAAATGTCGCTAACAATGCGTTAACTGTCTGTCCGTCAAGTGTTTGTCCTTGTTCAACTGCTGGCAGTAAATGAATGTATACTGTTGGAAATACTGCTTGACCGCTGTTTTCCCCCTCATTGGTTATGACTATCTTTGGATATGTCTTTTTAAGCTGTGTTAGGGTTTTAGCCTTGACAAGTGCTGTGACTGTGTTTTCAAGGTCTGTCGCCCAATCGTTTGCATTTGCCATTAACTAAACACCTCTCTTGCTATCTGCTTATACTGATTAACAATCTCTATTGTGGCGTTGTACATAGGCATTGTAGCTCTAACGCCGTGCGTGTAGTGCCATTGATTATCATTACCTAAGTAGTACCAGCCGTCGCTGAATGCGTGGATTTGTCCTGGATATGTTCCTACGCCCAAGCCGAAATCATTAGCCTTTGGGTTCTCGTTGCCGCCGTTGTAATAAATACCAGCGCCAAATTCAATCGCTAACAGCGTGTAAAATGGCTCTCTATCTTCTACCTCAACAGTTTTACCGGTAGCAATTAAAATAGCTTGGTAGCCATCTTGAATAGGCTTTCTGTCAACTCTCAATGTTACCGTCCTACCTAATGGACTTTCGTTAACACTCATAATTGCCGCCTTGTCGCCCAATTCTGCTAATCGTCCAACAAGCAATTCGCATTTATACTGTAAACTCTGCTTATACTGTTGTAACTGCCTGATAGCTTCATTTACGGACTTTTCAGATAATGATATATTAATTGTATGCCTTGCCATAATGCACCTACTTTACAACTGCTTTAAGCATATACTTAGTTGAATATAATGCTGGCTTAATACCTACAATCGTGAAGTCTGCTGATGTTTCATCAACAAGACTGTCAGATGTGTATGTAGGCTTGCTATTAAGCCAGATAAGGTCACCTTTTTGAATAGGTAGTGTATTCCTATCTGTCAGCAAAATAGCGTCAAAATCAGCCGTATCAAAGCCGTATTCCTTGCTTTGTGCTTCTCCACCGCTGAATGATATGTTTGCTTTAAAATCCGTAGGCTCTGAAAAGCCTGTTTTTTCTTCAAGGACTTTGGGTATCTTATTTCCCTCATCATCAAGATAAGGAATGAAGTTGCCCTCTGTGTCGGTATATCCCTCATAAAGGATATTGCCATCATCATCTCTTTCATAGATAGTTACTGTCTGCCCTTGAAGTGAATACTTCATAGCTTGCTTATTAATGTCAAGCATTGTTCTTTACCTGCTTATAAATCTGATTAACACCTGTGCTTGATAATCCGGATACAATTCCTACTGCTATTGCATTAAGAATGTCATTTGCCGGAAAGTCCGGTATTACATACATACCTATAACGCCTAATATACCGCCTGCAACGCCTACAATTATAGGAATGTAATTATCCTTAATGTGTGGAATTGCCTTAGCTCCTAAGCCTATCAGATATGTTATTACAACGATTGCTACAACTGTTGTTACCGATGTTATATCCATTCTGCTATACCTCCTTATCTTCATTAAGTCGTGCTTCCAATCCGTCTATTCGGTGGTGTGCCGACTTTACACTTTCCTCGACCTTAATAATCCTGTTATCATGAGAATTAAGTTCTTTTCTCATTTCTATAACTTCATTTTTTATCTCTGTTGTGTTGCCTGATATTGTGTCAAGTTTCATATTTATGCGTGTATTTTCCTTTACACGCTCCGTAAGTTCTGCATTGTCAGACTTTTTGTTGTTCTTAAGATTAAATCCCAACGTAAACAGTCCGAAAAAGACGGAAAAAGCAACTGAAATAATGCTTATAATTACTGCTATTGGCATTGATATACCGCCTTTCATAATTAATAATGGCACACCGCCCACCACCCTTAATGTGTGCCGCCTGCTACCGTATTGGTAACGCACAATCTTCTATAAAACCCTAGTAAAAGGAAATACCCCAACAAATAAGCTGTCTCTATCTCTCCAAGTTCTGTTTACACCATTCTCATTGTAGCTTGCCATAAATGCTTCACCTGCCTGTGAATGGTCGTAGACAGCCAGATTAACAATAACACTCTCAAATTTCTTTAAGTCCTCGGTTATCATTTCATCTGTGTAGCTGTCGGGGTAATTTCTTCTTGCCTTTACATCTTCTGTAGCCTGTTTAATAAGCTGTTCGATTATTGGATCATCTTCTTTGTTATCGAACACTACCACATCAGATGTCGTATCATCATCGTTTGTGACTGTATCAATATGAAATTGTTTAAGTCTGATTTTAACCTGTTCTAATGTGGTGTATTCTTCCATAGTTCAAACCCTTTCTAAAGCTCTACATTTTCCATTACCGCTCTTGCCTCAAGAACTGCAATATAATCTGTCATCGCTTTAATCTGCATATTATATGTACTTCTAGGGCAAGTTGGAGTAAATGTAAGTTCATCGTTATCCCACTTATCAAGCATATTTTTTAGTTTCTTATAGCGAATAACTACTTGCTGATACTCTGCTTTAAATCTCTCTTTGTAATCAGCACTATTCATCATTTCTACTGTATCTTTCAATTCCATAGCCTAGCTCCTATAATCCTAATTTCTCAATTAACAGCTTCTTTAACTCTGCTCCTGTAAGTTCTTCTGCGTTGCCTATACCTTGTTCTGCGGCAAAAGCCTGCAAATCAGATGTAGACATGCGATTAATAGTTGTCTTGCTATAACCTAAAAAAGCCCCCTCTTCGGGAACCTCTTCGCCTGCGTTATACCATTTTCCGTTATGAATCACTATATATGGATATTTCATAGTTGCACCCCCTACTCTTCGCTATGAACCTCATATACGAATGTGCTATCCATATTCTCGTATGATGGAAGAACAACCTCGGAAGCAAATGTTGACATCTTCATAGGTGGTCCGTACTCTGTCTTTGTAGCAACTGTAATACCCGTGCCGTATACTGTTACATCTACATCAGCTACCTGTCTTGCTGTTCTTTCTTCCGGTGTAGTTCCGAACCAAGTATTACCGAGACTACCTTCTGGAAGAAGTGTAACCTTGTTATCTGGGTAGAAGTACTGTTCCTTGCCATCATCATCAATGTACATCTTATCGTAAAGCACGATAGTGAGCTTTGTTCTCTTCTGCACTACTGAAATAACAGTATCATCGTCAACCTCAATAGTTGCTGTAAGGTTCTGTGCAAGGATTGAGTTTCTTATCTGTGCATTATCAAGCAAATACTGGAATGTATTGCTGTTCATAAGTACATATCTAGCAATCTTGCCCTGCTTCTGCAGCTTCTTCCTTGCATTGTTAAGGTCTGTAAGCGGCTTTGAATTAGCTGTATCGCTCCACATACTTGTGCCAGATAACTTAGCATAATGGTCTTTTGTGTATGAGCCATCCTTATCATAATCGTAAGCATACTGAACGCCATCACTTTCAATAGCAATTACTGGATGACCTGCGCTTGTAGCAAGAAGTGACATTCTCATGCGTTCTGGTACAACCTCCGCACCACTTACAAGGTTGTTAGTATCGTCATATACGCTTGATAAAGCACTTGCAAGGTAAGGGTCGTCTGCTGACTGAATACGCTCGATTTCAAGCATTTCCTCTTCACCAACCGTCATTCCCTCGCGGAAAAATGCCATCTGTGTTTTTTCCTTGCTTAATCCCTCTCTAGCTCTAAGGGTTGGGATTGTGTCAAAGTTGGATGGCGCAAGCGATACTGGAAGTCCTTTGTGTGTCTTAATCCAGCTTAAATCAAGCCCCTGTTTCTTTCTTTCTGGAAACCACTGCAAACCAAGATAAGGTATCTGGTTACTAGCGTTTTCTGTTGCCGATAATGCGATAGACTTACTGTCTAATACTTCATTAATTAACATCTGTTTACCTCCTGTTATTATTCAAATACAATCATTGGAAGAGCCGTCTTAACTGTTTCGTCATATGTAACGCCTGAGTGTGTTTCTGCTACCTTTGTGTTAAGATATGCCTTCTTAAGCAGTACTCCCTGTGGTCTGTCCTCTGTTACATCAAACCTTAAAATACCTACTACTGTGGCTGTGTTATCAGCCTTGCCGGTTGCTCCGATTGGAGTACCTGCCTTAACAATCTTCTTGCCTTGTGCGTTTGTAGTTGTTACACCATCAAAATCAAGTGTTAATGGGATTGCTTCGTTAGGCTCTCTCTTTAAAATCTGAACATCTCCTGCGTATGAAGTCTTTTCATACTGCATATTCATTTCCTTTGCCATTTCTTACCTCCTGTTATTACTGAATGTAATGTGATAAAACGTCATTGTTCTTAGGTGCATTGGATATAAGGCTTTCTGCTATCTTTTCAGCATTTGTCTTATTGTCTGCACCGCCTTTATTACTGCCGCCGCCCGGAATATCTTGATTTTTAGCAATCTCCTGTTCCTTAGCCTGTGCCGCAGCCGTTTCTTTTTCGGACATAATCTTGCCAAGTTCGGTGTAATCAAGGCTTCCATCGTCTTTAACAACTGTCTTTGCCTGTTCAGCAGTAATCTTAAAATTAGTCATAGCTGCTTCCCTCTGGTCTCTGATAGCGTTAGATTTCTGTAAATCCGCTATCTGCTGATTAGCTGTCTCTAAGGCTTTATTTGCCTTTTCGAGCTCTGTCAGATTGCCAGCCTGTATTTCATCAAGCTGTTTCTGTAAGTCGTCTGCTGTGTCAGCTTTAGCCTTGTACTGGCTTACCTTGTTCTTTTCCTTTGCAACTTCTGAATTGTTCTGATTAAGAAGATTGGTAATCTGTTCGTCTGTTGCCTCTGGGAAAAGTTTTAATACATCTTCTCTTGTCATAATTACCTCCGTTAAACACACGCTTTTGTTACCGCAGGTCGCTCCTGCTGTGTTCTTCTGCTATTTACCGCATAGCTGCAAAATGTATAAAATAAAAGCAGCTACCGATTATTCGATAACTGCCTTATTTTGCTGATTATTATTAAATTGATTAACTATCTCTTGTGCTTTTTGTTCTTGTGCTTCCACATCATCAATAGTCTTGTATATATTATCAAGATATGGTTTTGATAAAAGGAATGTCTTTTCTGCATCTCCCCATAAACCAACTGTCTTAATTGCTATAAGTGGGTGTATGCCGCTTTGAAGCAACACTGTAAGCGTCTGCGCCTTGGTATACATATTATCCTGTGGACTGTGATTTATCTGCACATCAAAATCTCTAACCGATAGTTTTAAGTCTTCTCCTGCAAGTCTCAAGATGTTAAGAACCACTACAGCCAGACGCTTTTCACATGATTTGATAAGAGGGTCTTTTAATTTTGCTCTTGATTTTGAGAAATCCCACCCATTTCTAAGCTCAACTGCTCCCTGCGTGTCTCCACCTGTATTGCCTTGTTTGTTTGGAATAGCTAATATAGATAAAGCATTGTCTATAAAATCCTCTTTAGCCACTTGGCTTTGCGTTTGATTAAGCTCTTGTGTCATAATATCAACATCAGACTTGTTATCTTTATTCATTGACTTAACAACTAACGCATGATTTTCTTTCATTTTCTTAAAAGTCTCTTCGTCCACTTCGCAATTCACGAACTTAACCCAATATTCAACAAATTGCTGTATGCTATCCATTCTGTTGGACTGCATATTATTGGTTGCATCAAGCATACCTATAATAAGTTCAATGTCAGAAAGTCTTTCATGATTATTCGGAAATTCTACAATAGGGATTTCGCCATATGTATGTAGTTTTGCTTCAACTACTTTGCTGTCAACAATTCTAAAAGACATTGTGTCGGAAAAAGCCATTTTATACCAGTTTCCATCCTCGTCTTTAAGCTCTTGCACGACAAGTATCTGTTCTTCAGTGCTCTCATTATAAATAGCATAAGTATTAAGAGGCGTGGGTGCCACAATTCTGAATGGTACATCTCCATTTTTTGGTTGAACCGCTTTGAATGATGTGCCTGTTGCAGATTGCCACTCTCCAGCTTTAATATCTTTTTCCTGCTTATTGGCATCCGCCATAAAATCATTAAGTGTATCAACCGCTTTATTGATAGTTTCATCATCTTTGCGGCTAATAAATTGAATTGGCTCGCCATAGCTTTGTCCTACCTTAAATTGAACCCATTCATAGGCGTGATTCTCGACAATTTTATTAATGATGTCTTCGTTAGACAGCTTGGTTCTGTATAAAACAGGCTGGTCGCCCTTGTAGTAATGCCACAGATACTTGATAACTGGCTTATTCCAATTAAATACACCTATAGTACTCCCAATAACCTTAACAACATTGTTAGCAGTTATTGTATCTACATTCGTGTATGCAATTTTTCTACCATAACAACCTCTAACAAGGTCTTGAAAATACATTGTGTTCATATCTTGCTCCTAATAAAATGTCATACCGCTCGAACTTCTGCTGTCCGGTATTTCTTTAATCTGAAAATTATCATCATCGTTAGGCACATACCATATCCATTTGTGGCAATACTTGCACGCTAATTTATGCGTTCTTGTGTCTTTGCTGTCTGCCTTGGCTAAAAACTTATGGCAGTTCGGACACATAATTGACTTATCTTTATTCATATAAAAATTCATATTTTTACCTCATTGCATAACAAAAGCACCGCCGCAATTAAGCAACGGTGCTTCCGATAAGGATGTGTTTATGAAGAAACATCTTTGTGACTTCTTACAGATATACTATACCACGCTGGTAATGTGACATTCTATGACATCTTTTACAGATATTCACTTCCATATTTGTCTTCAAAGGCTTGTAGTGCTTTAGCATGTATTCTATGTACCTGTCGCCAACACCAGTCTGTTTCATTTGCAATTTTTTCAAATGTAAACTTTCTGACATATCTTAGAAACAATACTGTGTAATAATCTTCATTGTTTATCTGTTCTATCTGCTCTATTATTTTATTTTTTACATCAATGTATTTGTCTATAAGTTTATCAAGGCTTTCTTCCATTTGTTCAAGTCTGACATATCCGCAGCCTGTTTTATCTGGATCTGATGATGACATAACTCTTTCTTCATTAACAACCGCTGATATGCTGTATGATAATTCTTTATACTGTGTTATTTCTATCAATTTATTATCAATTATCTTGTTGTAATAACTTATCTGATTCAGATAATCCTTAGTTGTCATAGTGGATTAATACCTCCTAAATGGATTTATAGCAGCTTCAACTTTAGCTGTTCTATTACCTTGTGTCATTCTTAGTGCAAAGTTTGAGAAAACATCCGGCACATCGTCTAATTGTTTCTTGCCCGATACCGAATACTGCTTTAATAATGACATCATCACTCCGTATGGCTCATTAGGCTTGTAAAGTGATGCGTCTTTAAAAATAATATGTTGTAAAATCCAGTTAGAACACTGAAAAATACGCGCTTCCTTATTTGTTTCGGTCGGTGTATCAGTGATGTTGCATATCCAGCCGACACTTTCAACTCTCTCATTAACTTCCATTGCCACTCTGTCGCCGCCGGCATTACGCTCAAATTCGCACTCTTGCACTTTATTATTCACAAGCACTCCTGCGGCATTTCTGTATTGTTCTTCGTAATCTGCTGTGTTATCGCATACGCAATCAATGCAGTAATAATCTTCTCCATGTTTCTGTAATACAGGTAATACGAAATAGTCTGTTCCTTTTCCCTTAGTATCGCATTGAGCTGTGATAATTTCTGGTTCTCCGTGTGGTAGATTAAGGTATCTGCGGATTTTATCATCTGGGAATAATAAGCCCTCACGTTCTATAGGGTCTTGTTTATACAGGCAGCGATATGAGATTTCATCCATAAGCAGCTGAATATCTTCAAAATCCTTTACTGTATAGCCACCAAATTCAAAGTCAAAATTACTTTCTCCTGTTACTGGATCTACATCAGGCACGGATATTACTTTAACTCGTTTGTTTCCCTCATAAGCTTGTATAATACGTCCTATTACGTCTCTAACGCTCCACCTTGTAGCAATATGTATTTCTTTACATGGGTTTCCATCCTCGTCCGGTATCTTTCTTTGTCGTGCATCTACTGCATATTTATCCCACAATTTATCAAGATAGGTTGGGTTTAGTGCTTCTTCAATGCCTCCTATCATATCATCAACTAGCAGAAATTTATTGGCTCTGACTTTACCGGCATTTTTACTGCCGACGGATGTACATTGTACAGATTGAAACGGCTTATATTTTCCTACGTTAAACTGTTCAAGTTTTGCATTTGTACTTGTTACTTCAAGTCCAGGGAACACTTCTCCCCATGTATACTCGTCAGCGTTTGTGACAATATCGTATACTCCATCATAATACATTCGTGTAATGTCTCCGCTGTGTGAATAAAAAAGGTTATATCCGTTTGAGTACCAACCTATAACCGCAGAATGGAAAAACTTTTCGATTGTGGTTTTTCCTGTTCCGGGTGGGAGAGAAATACATAAAATATCATATTTATCATCAATCATGCCTTGTAATGCTTCTATTAAGCCTATTTTGATAAACTGTTTTCTTCTCGGCATATAGAATCTTTCTTTAGGTTCACGTTTCTTTTCTATGTATCTAAAAAAACTGTCAACAACCTTGTTTTGCGCTTCAATCAGTAAAATATCGTAAAACCAATTAATCAGCTCATATTCCGTTTTATTTGCAAACGCATACTTTTCTAAATTCCAAATTGTACCGCCTGTTTTAGTCATGCAGAAGCCCTCTATAAGCTCTTTTGCCCTCTTAGTAAGTTGTAGTCCATACTCAATATCTTTCTCGCCGTTTATGGCTACACTGCAAGCGTCTACATAGGCATCAATTACCTGTTCATCTATTCCATTTCTCTCTATGTAATTTTCATATCCATTGATTGTAGAAATAAGGCTCTGACTAGCCATAAGAAAAGCACCTCCACTTTTCAGCAAAGGTGCTTATAGACCTCTGCCTATAACTGTTTTAGGGTAGCGGCTAACTCTATTTGTTAGCCGGTAAAATTTTGTTAGAATAATACGTCACGGACAGCCGGATGTAATTTCTGCACAAGTGCATTATAATCATCAATTACATATCTTGCTGGAATTATATATGCTTTAATGCCATATCTTTCTGCTGTTTCCCTTTCAATGCAGCAGCCACTCCAATCATAGTTCTCCGCAATTCCTATGAACACATCAGCCTGTGCCAGCTTCTTAAGACTTTCACCTAAATACCATACAGCTTCTTTGCTGTCTTTCGGTGGGTTATCCTCAATGTAGCTGTCGATAAGCTCTAACTCTTCGCCCTCGTATATTTCAGCAATCTTTTTCATCTTCTGAATACTAGCTTTGATTTCTTCCTCTATTCTGTCTCTCATTGGCACACTTACAAATAATTTTTTCATAGCTTCTATCTCCTTTTCTATGTTTTATCAACCTTTAGCTTTCTAAGGTCAGCAGCTACAATCAATCTGTAGCCGGTAATATCACTTAATCAATATCCGCAATGCTTTCTACAAAGCAGTTGTAGTAGATATATCTCTTGCCGTTAAAATCAAACTTGACATATCCACCATCATTTGTATCAATATCAATCTTTCCTTCATATGTTGCAAGTTCTTTACCATCTGCTGTATATACAGTAATTGTTCTCTGCATACCACCATTGATATTACTCTTAAAATCAGTTACGCTTCTTTCCCATTGTGCGGTACATCCGGTCATTCCTAAACACAATGTCAATCCCAATACAACTGCTAAAATTTTCTTCTTCATAATAATTCCTTTCCACTGATAACCAGCAATCATTGCTCTAATTCATTAATTCTGCTTTCAAGTACATTTATGTACTCTCTCATTTTTTGTCCGTCTCTCTCTGAAAGATACTCAACACCAGTAGTTCCTATTTCCCACGATATTTCTTTCAAGTTTTTGATTGCATTTTCAACTTTGTTATCGTCACGATTAAGCTCTTCACATAAGCACTTAGCAATATCTTTAAATGGCTGTGGGTGTTCTACTCTCTCTAATGCCTTTTCAAAGGTGTAATCTCCCTTGTAATCCATAATAATACCGACGGCTTCATACTTTCCAAGATTAACCCCTAAAAATCGGTCTGTAGTTGTATTCCATATAGCATATAAGTTATCTATATCATCTTGTAATGCAACTATTAACATAATCTCACTCCTTGTTCAGTTCATCCGCATATCTTGTCATTTCAATCTGTGTTCCGTTTTCATTCATTGTGCTGACAAATACATGTCTGTCACAGCCACTACTTGGTACACTGCCGAGTCTTATTTCCGTTTTATCATCCTCAAACTTGTAGCATTTACGCATTTCTTCAATGCAGTTATTCATTTCTGTTATTTTCATAATCTCGCCCCCCTCAGCAATTTATTTTAATGCCCTCTGTCAATATGGCAGTTTTATCCTCATTCAGAATTGCATTTCCGTTTTCATCCGTTTTATGCCATTGTGCATCAACTTTAATCATTGGGCTTTGCTTTGCATGAGCGATAAAATGCAACTCCATGTCTGTGCAGTTTACTTTTTCGCCGTCAATAAACACTTGTGCAGTTTCGCCATCGGATTTTATCATAATTTTTTGTTCTTCCGTCTCGAATGGTTCGCATTTATACATAGTTTTCCAACTATCTTCATACCACCTATCTATCTCTCCAATAACGGATTCTGCATAATACGTCGGCTTGCTCATAGTTTTTGTTCGGCTGCATAAAACTTCTTGATAATTCTCGATAATAAACTCACATTCAGCACCGTTATACTCATAATCTTTATAAAGCCGATAAAAAGATTTCAAATTTTTGATAAAATCAATTAGCGTTTTCATTTCTATTCACTCCTTAAAGCAATCTCTCAACGCTTGCCTGTCTGCCTCGTTATCTGCCTCAATAACAGGTTCATCCTCTAAAGTGGAACAATCTATAGACTCGCCATTTCTACCGCCTATTTCGTGCGATTGCGCTTCTCTAAGTGCCTCACGCTCTATTGATTTAATTACTTCTGCCATGCTCATTACTCAAACGCTCCCTCAAATCCTTGCAACTATATGTTCTTTTGCAAAATCTTTTTTAGCTTCATCGTAGATAACCGAACTATTTTTATCAGTTTTCAATCTATCAAATTCGCAAGTAACATTTATACCATCTTTGTTACTGCATTCTGCATGATAATCAATGACACATACTTTCTTCTGCCATTTTCCATTGGCATAAATCTTTGTGTAACCGCCAGCTCTTGTTTTAATAATTATTTTACTTCTTGATTTCTTCATTGCTCATAAACCTCTCAAAATCTTCCATGCATTTATAGCACAAGTCGTATGTGGTATTAAAAATGCCGTTCTTTGTAACCGAATTTCCACACAGTATTCCTTTTTTAATTTCTGCACCGCACCTATCGCAAGTGCACCATTTTCTTTCATGTTCCATTTTTCATAAACCTCTTAAAATCTCTCCTACACTTAGGGCATAAATCGTATTGCGTATCATCTTTCCATATAGTCATTGGAAACACTTCCTTTGCTAAATCTTTGGCTGTGCATATGCTTTTTTCGTAAAGAGGTTTTATCTCTCTTGTTTTGATATATGCATATTTTTCATCGTATCGTATTATTTCTTTTCCACGCCTGTCGCAAGTGTGCCATTCTTTTTGATGTTTCATTCTTCTACCGCCTTAATATCCGCCATTAAATTCCGAAAGCCATTCTTTCAGCTCTACATGTGCCTTAGCAAAGCAAAGTTCCATGTCACCATCATTTTCATCGACAATTACTACATCTTCGCCATTACACCTAGCTTTAGGGTAATCATCAGCACAGCCTTTTTTATAAATCAAAATATTCCAATCACATATTTTGCTATAAGTAATTTCAAGATGCATCGGAAAGTCTTTTGCTTTATCGTCAAAAAATTTTAAAAATTCATTCATTCTTCCACCAACTTTCTGCCGCAGATAGGGCAATAAGCTATTTTCATTACCATTTCAACATTCATATCTTTACTGCTACACACTGCAAAGGACGGACATTTATTCAAGTTGCATGTAATTACAGGTTTATTTGACAACTTATCAATCTTAAACTTGCCATAATGTGTTATGACAGGAAATTTTTCCTCGCAAAATTTACACATATTACACCTCAACCTCATATTTCTTAAAATAGTTTCCAATATCTTTAGGTATCTCAACACCTAGTTCTTTTGCCCTTTTAATACATTTGTCTTGCGGATAAATAATATGTATTTTTGTATCTCTGTAGGTTGTACAGTCTATCCCAGAACTATATTTTGCACATTTTTCTCTGTATTCACATATATCGCATTCGGTATTTTTCTCTTTATATTTTTTCGGTTTGTATTGTTCAAAGTCTTTACACTTATAATCAAGTGATGTATTATTCCCTTTTTGGCATCCATAAAACGGATATTCTTCTCCCGTTTCTTCATCAAAAATAAAATCCTCATCACAATATTTGCAAATTGAACAATCTTTCATATTACACCTCAAATCTTCGTAAATATATCCAAATCATAGTTATCTCTGATATGGTCAACAACTTCCTGTAATTTGCTTTTCACAAATTCATCATTGGCAATATCTGGGTGTGCGTAAAACATACAACTGTCTTTCTTGCCGTCTGCTTTATATTTACGATAGTTAAATGTCATCATAAACAATGGTATTCTTGTTAAATTCTTTGTCTTGCGTCTTATCCAGCGATTAACAATTCTCTCAATCATCATTCTTCCCCCATAAATTATCTGGTAATTCTTCGCCGCCATAAATCTTGTTAGCATATTTCTTAAATGTCGGCACGCTACAGCCTGCTACTTTTGCCGCCTTTACTTGTGAAGCCTGCCCCGATATGTATAAGTTAATTGCTTCATAGAATTTATCTTTGTTTAGTGGATGTACGCCCATAGCCATAATAATCACTCCTTATTTCAAATATTTCTGTGCTAAGTTTTCTCTTATCATTCCAGACATGAAATGCTGCAAGCTCTTAGTTACTTCTTTGCCATTGATCTTGTATTTTGTCTGCAAGTAATAATCTATAAGCTCTTTGTAGTAATCATCAAATCCATAAGCAGAATTATCAATCATATAATTACCAACTGGCTCAAAGTAATTAATAACTATCTTTATCAAAGCCTGTGCTGTAATGCGTATATGGCTCATATTTAAAGTTTTATTATATTGTTCAAGGAAATAATCAATAATATGTTTCAGCTCTTCTATTCGCCAATCTGACGGCTCGCAATCAGCAAATTCAACAGCAAGGTTTTTAATCACATCAGATTTGCTTCCGCCTTTTTCAGCTGAAAAAGCATATATATCTCCTCTTGAAGAATCTTTAGATTCTGAAAGAGCATATTTATTCTCTGTAGTATAATCTCTGTCTATATTCTCTGTAGTAATCTCTGGTAATGGTCTGTCGTTTTGTCCTTCTCGACAGGTCATTTTGTCCTGTCGGTCTGTCATATTGTCCTGTTGATTTGTCATTCTGTTCTTATCGGAATTAAATTTATCTACAAGTTCCTGTAATTGCTTAACATTTATTGTGTACCACTTTGTTTTATCAATAGCCAATTTATTGTAATTAGCTGATATAACAATTCCCTTACTTTCAAGTCTTGTAAATGCTCTCTGTATCGTTTTTTCGCTCCAATACGGAAAATCGTTAGCTTTCCAATCGCTGTATGAGTTATATACCCAATATCTATCGTCAATAAAATTCTTATCAGCCTTTTTATTAATCTCTAGCCAATAATTTAACTGATTAAGTACTATTGCTTCGTTTAAATCACCTAAAACAAGTGCTAAATCAGTGTTTACAATAAGTGTTTTTGATTTGTCAATAAATAATTCTTTAAAATTCATAAATTACCTCCTGTGAAAGATAACAGCACTCCGCTTGTGCTTAATCTGTGAATAACAAAAACAACAAACAGGCAGTCACAGTTCTGCTTTTCGGTAGCTAACCTAGTTTGTTGTAATCGGATAGACAGGACTTGAACCTGTGACTACTTGAACAAATCAAGCGTTACTCTCAACTGAACCACTATCCGTTGTACAGTTTCTTGTGTTGGAAAGTATTTATGGCACTTCATTACACTATTTGCCATCCTGTTCGCAAATCAACCAACACAAACATTTTAATTATTCAGCAGGGAATACTGCAACGCCTGCTTATTCGGGAGCTACCCGACCGATTGATGTGGTGTGGATTTGAACCACACATGAGATTCCGTCAGTTAGTCTGCACCTACGAATAGGGATAAATGGATTTTTATTTTCTAACGGATTTATTGGTGTAATTGCTTACAGCTATTTACCAGACTTGTTCTAGCAATCCTTATCGCACACCGTTCTCTTAACCATCAATTAGCGTTTACCCATTTCGCCACACATCAACGCCACATTTCGGGCAACCGCCGTGTTAGGGATTTGAACCCCAGAGACTTTTACATCCAGACTGTTTTCAAGACAGCACCCTCGACCAACCGGACACACGGCAAATATAGCAGTGTAGTGGAACTGCTATATTTGAAATTGCTTTTGCCACTACTTTGTACAATTTCACGCGGACTTTCTACCGCTTACGGCAAGGTTCACCTCTGTCGTAAGTTAGCGCCGACATCGTGAATCGAACACGAACAACATTTCTGTTGGATAGCTTAGCAAGCTATTGGAATACCTTTATCCCATATCGGCAAATACCGCCTGTAACGGCTATCAAGGGAAAATGCAATAATATTTTGGGGGAATATTGAGGAAGAACCTTGATAAGTTGAATTTCGCACCTCTGTACGAGGCAAAACTCTCCGAGCGGTCTTGCACCACCCTTAACTGAAACAAATCCAAGAGAGCATATGAAGGAGGACTACCCTGTAAAATGCAAAACAGTTTGATGGTAGTCTACGATAAAAGTAAGACAAACTACCCCAGTGGGATTCGAACCCACGCTAACGGAATCAAAGTCCGGTGCCTTACCGCTTGGCTATGAGGCATTGATATGGCTATTCTGACAATTCTATGTATTTGTCAATGTACCACTTAGCTTTTTTAATATCTTCTAAGCCATTCTTGTTGCCAGTGCGGTAGTTATACTTAAAAGCATTAAGCAAGCAAAATGTCTTTACAGCTTCAACACCAAATATCTCAAGCATAACATCTATGCACTCATATTTACCGGTTGCATAATGGCTAGGATGATTAACATTGTCATTTACCGGTTTTTCATTGACGCTAGGTGCAACATCTTTGAGAGGTGTAAAATTGTTATTTTCCCCACCACTTACAACGCAATCATTACATGGTCGCTGATTGAATAGTTTCAGCCTATTTTCACAATTAAGGCACATATTTATTATATTTCTTGATTTCATTAGACATCACCTGCCTGTCTGTGGTTAGCTTTGTAAGTATCAAATCCCTCTGGGCATCTTGCTTTCAGCTTATCAATGTTAATCTGCATGATTTCATCAAGGTTCCAACCGAAGGATTCACAAAGCATTGCAAGATACCAACAAATATCGCCAGCTTCTTTCTTTGCGTGGTCAATATCAAGCTGTTTCTCGTGGAAAATCCATTTTTTAATTATGTCGTTAAACTCTCCAACTTCACCGGATAATCCAAGACAAGCATTGAAGATGCCACCAAAATCAAGATGTTGTTCGTCTTCTGCAATCAAATTTTGCTGTAAAAGATATTTCATATCGCACGTTAACATATTTTCAAGTATTCTGTCTGTTGCTTTGCAATCATTTGTCCGCATAGCTAATGCCTGATACTCATTTCCGGTCATATATCATTCTCCTGTCCGAAACACTCTTTTTTGTTTTTAAAAATTTTTTGGAATTTACTCGGCTGAATTAGCCGTTTTCTGATGTGTTTATTGAATATCTTGTGAATAATTAAGATGTGTCTATTATACACCTATCTATCAGATTTGTACAGTAGATTTATTGATTATATTATATGGGTTATTATCAAAGCTATATATTAATAAATATAATGGTTATTGTATATAGTTTAATAAATTATTATTGGTTGGTTATGTATATATAAATATATATAATAAGCCTTTTTATCTTTGGGGTTGGGAAAGCGACTTAGTTGGGCGTGCAATGCGTGTATATATAACCCCCACGCCCTGCGTTTGTACATCTTGCACAATGAAATCAGCCAGAGCGGAGCGACTGCGCAATAAATAATTATCACGCAATCGCTGTCAATCCGCTTGATTACTGGCTTTGTTGTACTTTTATCGCTCAAATGTTCTGTTTTATTACTTCGCTAAAGTCTAATTTAGCGAAATGCTGTTATCAAAAGTCAAAACGCTAGAATCCGCTTGTTTACTGGCTTTGCGGGATTTCTTGTACATCTTGCACAATGATTTCTTGTTGTGCAATTTGACGAATATTAGAGCCTTGAGCGTCCCCAGATGGTCCGAGCTGTGGAAGGTCTGCGGCTGTTTTAATGACCTTTGCGGTGCTTTCTCTGCTGACACCCGGCAAATTCCAAGCAAAGTGCCGGTTGAGTATTGCGAGGATGCCGACAGGGTTTTTGTTGCCGGTTGCGAGCTTGTTTGATAGACTTTCTTCGCGAAAAATGCGCAGTTTTTGTACGATGTCGAAGCCTTTTGTACTTAGTTTTCTCTCATCTGCTCCCCAGTCCATTAATGTATCGTAATTAATACCTGTTAATAAACTATATCCCATTATACTACACTCTTTATCATATACAGAACATAAATAATAATATATATATAATATATACTCTAATTTATCTAAATCATACATATAAAAATTACTATCCATAATACAATTAGTGTTATTTTTATTAATATTCTTATTTAACTTTAATATGCTTTTATCACTGAAAACATATTTATTAATATACATCAAGGCGGCGTTCCATCGGCTTTGTGGTTCTTTGGTCATATCTTCGATATTGTGTTCTTCGCAGAACTGCGATAAATAAAGTTCTATGTCATTCTGAAATACTTCGGGCGTGTCTGGTGCTTCCTGTACTTTCTCCATGTGTTTGTTCCCCTTTCTGTTAAACCTGCTCCAGCTAATTAATTATTATATATTTAATAACATAAAAAATAACCCAATAACTATTATATAATTATCGGGTGTAAATCTTATATATTTAATTATTAGCAATATAATATCACAATAAATATAATTAATCAATAGGCGTTAAAAAAGCGATGTATAACAGATATACACCGCCTAAATATTATATATTATATATTAATTGTTTAACAGCTCTTCTTTTAACTCATTAGAATATAAATATTCATTCATTCGCTGGAGCTGTTCCAAGCTTTCAACTTCCACGGTTTCAAAACTATATGGGCACGCCATCCCGTCATATGACTTTATTAAATACGCTTGCAAGTCGTCTACATCTTGGAGCTTTTCCCACTCTTCCCAGTTAGTGACTGCTTCTTCCTCCTCTGGCTTAAAAAGTTCTTTCAATTCCTTGAATGTGCACAAAACGCATTCGCTTTGTACGTTCCTTTCGTTCTTGTCAATAATCGTATATGCTTTCATATCGTCCACCTTTTAACCTTTCTTAATTGCTTTCTTTTTCACATTCAAAGCCAAACAAAATATCATTTGCTAGCTCTTCGCTGACTTCCTCTTCTGTGATTGGCTTTCTGTTCTCTGTTCCAATCGCTTCATCAAGACTTGCGTCTATGTCCGCAAGTGCTTTTTCTCTGTCAAATCCAAGTTTAACAACCTTGTTTAATAATTCAATTGTTTTCATCCTTTCCACCTTTTCAGCCTTGCGGCTGTCCTTTCTTTGTTTCTGTCATTAGAACAAACCTTTTTTGGTTTAATGTCAATAGTTTTTTAAAACTTTTTTGGTTCAATCTTTTTCTACATATTTAATGATATTTCCCGGCTGCATATCCAGCAACTCACATAATTTTTCAATCGTCTTAATCCCTACCATTTCATTTTTGCGGATTTTTTGCACTGCTGACTGGCTGATTAAGTTTTCTTTTAATATTCGTGTAGAATTATAGCCACTTTCTTTAAGCGTATCAAGCACATCTATTTTATATACAAGCATAGCTTTGTACTCTCCTATATTTTTTCTTACATTATATAATTTGTGGCTTATAAAGTCAATTAAAAAAAATAATCTAAAAAAGTTTATTTTACCTATTGACTTTAAACCGTTTTGGGTTTATTATAATAACTGTCAAGAGGACATACAAAAAGGCGGTCACTCCTACCAAGAACGAACCGCCACCAATCAAAAAAGAAAGGTAAGCCGATTATATCGCAATCGGCGAAAAGGTGCAAGCATATGAGAAAATTAACAATCGCAGAAAAGAGAGAAAAAGAGCTAAGAAGAGCAACAGAAACATACAATATTGAATATGATATTGCTAAAAAATTGATAAATCGCTTCTACAGACTGAATGCAGACCTTGACAGGTTATCATATTTAGAAAACAAGGAAAGAACTTGCAACCGCCAGAGCACAAAAGATTTATCTTTGAGCTGTGACAGGCGAATTGATAAATTAAATAAAGATTTAGAGCCTTACGGCTTAGCACTGGATAGCTTTAGTCACTTAATGACTATTGTTGTAAAAGGCACTACAAGGACAGCAATAGAAAGTTTTTATTATAACTAAGGAGGCGCAAAAAATGAAAATAGGCGACAAAATTATTTATGGCAATGAGATAGAATGCACTTTTAAAAAGTACGAAATAATCAAGAATGGCGAGGTTATAATATACGCCGATTGCAAAGGTGGTGCAATTATAGCACCTTGGGAAATGTTTAAAAAAGCATAGCCGAAACGCTCCGCTTGGAGCGTCAGCCGCGGGATGGTCTCCCGGATCTGATGATGACAGACCAAAAAAGGCGGTCGGCAGGGTTCGAATCCCTGCGACGGATTTTTGCCAAATGGCAAATAATAAATATATGGAGGTGGTACCGTGAAATATGTACATTGGCTAAAAATTGACGGATATTCGAAACTTGAAGAAACTGCTTTACAATTTCAATCTATTGAAAATTATTTAAAAGCCTATCCAAAGGCTAAAGCTATGTTATATCAATATGATAGTGGCTCATTTAATTGGATAGTGCGTCTAGAGTGCGAACAGTGTTATAATGATTTAGATTTAGACGTCAATAGCAGCTCAACAAGATTAGAAAGATTTTCATCTAAACCAAAGAACATAGGAAGAGAAAGAATTTTCAAATTTCCAGAACATTACAAAAAATATATTGAATAAGGGCGTACAATCTGCGCCCTTTTTGGCTTGCTGTGGTTTGGTTGGTTCAATTCCCCGGCTTGCTCTCGCCATAAATGATTGATTTTTATAGCAATAAATGATATATTATTATTAATTTCTACTTGGTAGATTAAAATAGTATATCTTTATTTATTAATTTTTAAAAAATGGAGGTATAAGAACATGGAATGGTACGCAGACAGAGAGGTTACAAGTAAGGAAAGAGAAGCAATTGACGAAGCACTAAGCACTTTTAATTACAATTTAAGCGATGACGATATTCAGAGATGGATAAATGACGACACTATATCTTTAAATACATGCAGAAACGGTCGTGATGTTGTCTGGATTCTGTTAGAAGATAATAATGAAGTGTGTGTATATGTCGATAATCTGAAAAAGCTTACCAATGAAGAAATTAAAAATCAGCTTCTTTAAATATGTACTAAATCATAAGCAAGGCAAAAAGCCTTGCTTATTTGTACGCAACAAGGAGAAAAAATGCGAAAAATAAAATGCGATTTAACAAAACAAAAATTTCCACATTTCACGGTCTTAGAACCTGTGCATATCGAATATAAAAACAAAAACACTCTCCGTTGGAAATGTCTGTGCGAATGCAGCAATATTTTTTATGCACAAACAAGCGCGATAACATCGCAGAAAATAAAAAGCTGTGGTTGTTATCAAAAAAAATACCAAAAAGAAAAACATCTCGGCAAAGGGTGCGCAAAAATTGGCGATAAATTCGGCTTACTTAAGGTTATTGGTACAGAAATCGGTAAAGATGGCAGAACACAATATATTTGTAAATGTAAATGTGGGAATATAATAACCTTGCCTGTTTCCCATTTAAAGAAAAGATATTCTTGTGGCTGTCTTACAGAGGACTACATACCAAATAGCAATGTTAAAGCAGAAAGTCTTGTACACTTAGGAAAGAAAACCGCAAGAAATACAAGTGACTGTCCCGGTGTTTCTTGGCGCGGAGACAAGCAGAAATGGCAAGCTAGAATATACTTCAATGGTGTAAATCATCATTTGGGATATTTTGCGACTAAAGATAGTGCTATTAAAGCCAGACAAGAAGCAGAAAACGATATATATAACAGATATTCCGATATTATCGAAGAGATGCCAAATAAAAATAATGCATTTAGCAAAACAAGCACGAATCGCAGCCAGTCAAGTTTATATAATGTGCTTTAATCTGTTAAAGTTTTTCATCAATTTTTCAGGGTAAATCTGAACAAAATCGGGAGCATAAATTGAAATTCTGTGTAACCGATTTTTGGATTTCAAAATTGAAAGTGACGGGGGGTTTTAAAAATTTCACATTATATTTTATGAGAAAATTTTTTCAATTTTTAGAGTAAGATTTAAACAAAATCTGAACCAAATTTTGAGATTTTTTAAAATTGAAATTGTGAATACAAAAAGTCAACCCACGGGGGTAGCAAAAAAGTTGCATTATATTCCGTGGGGTTTAAATTAATCTATAAAAATAATCGGTTTATCATCATCAAAAAGATTGCTCACAACTTCTTGTCCTTTATCCACTAAATAGCAAGAAACTTTCTGAAATCGCCTAAGACCCTTGATGATTTCGTATTTGTTATTAATTCTATAGATAGTTCCTGCAAAATTGCCTTTATTAACAGGAATATAAGATTGCGTATCTAATGGAGCTGATATAGGTTTGTCAAGCTCCTTAAGTTCTACAATATCTACTGCTTCAATCTTACATAAATCACCATATTCGCCCAATGATGGATATACCGGCGGATTTAGTAAAGCATGGTATATATCATCTATGTCACTATCATCAGCTTTGATGTATATAGTTGTATATAAATCAACTAGCATTAGATGATATTTAACTGTACTAACCCAGCCGGTATGGCTTCCGTCTGCATAATCTGTTATAACATCCCAACGCTTAAGCATTTCATCGCTAATTTTGTTGAAATTATAGCCACCGTGCCATTCTTTTTGCACCTTAGTATTATAAATTCCTTTGCCAGTAACAAAATAATCTAATTTATGATACCTTTTCCATTGACACATTGAATGAATAAACCCATTAACTGTGCTAAATGGTGGCAAAGGGTAGCAATCTGCACCTTTTGGCGCTGATGGATTATTGAATCTAGCCATTTCTTGATACATTTTTAATCTTACAACTCTCATAATAAAACCTCTAAAATAAAATAAGTTGCACCTATACAAAAATGTATCAATGCAACTTTCCACTATGGTTCTATTAAGGTAAAATGATATATTAATTATCAATTGTTTACATCTATTAAATAATAGCATTTTTAAATATTATTGTCAATACAACAACTTTCTGTATAAATTAATGCCTTGCTTGAATACCGACATTGACTTAACTCATATATCAGCAATTCTTTAGTCATAGTCGGATTAGTCTTTTGAATTATCTTTAACAGCTCATCAATACTCATTATCCTACTCTCCTAACTGCCCCTAAAACCATATCAACAATATCAAACACTTCATCCCCATATGTTGCTACAAAATCACACAATATCTCTTCCTGTTCGATAGGCAAATACACATCATAGGACATACAGATTGCATGGCATACTTCATGTATCAGCACTTTGCGTTCCATAAATCCACGCAAGGCGTTTGACAGATAAATTGTATGTGTATTTCTATCAGTTACACCTAAGCTGATTGTGCCGTCTGACCGCTTTAATTCACCCGAATTTGAATTTTTATATTGCACTTGCCACATTGTGCCATTAATGCTAAAAATCATCTGTATGCTCCTTTCTGAATAAAACAGGCTATGAATATTGCTACTCATAGCCCTTAAAATCATATCTTAGATACAAGAGTACTTAACTTTGTTCTAAGTAAGTTCTTCTCTTCTGCCGACATATCAGCCACCATACCTGTAATATCGCTTGCAAGTTCCTTAGTGTAGCTGTCAAGTGACTTCATCTTATGTTCTTTGTCCTCTGGTGTGTTAGCCTTGTGCATTTCCTTAGTTTCTGTGTAGTTTCTCTTTGCTCTGTCGTAATTACTTTCAGACATTGGCTCTGTATAGTACATCTTGCCATAATCTCTATCCATATCCCTCATATGTTCTGCTTCTGGGTACATATGGTAATATGGCGGCTCTTCATATCCTCTGCGGTATGTTCCCTTGCCTTTAGGGGCGGATCTGCCATTTGCATAGCGGTAGTGGTCATAGTATCTTCTGTCCGGATAATCTTCGTACTGTTCAAGCATACGCATAATGTCTTCGTTATCTTCTGACTTTTCCATAGCTTCAACAATTCTGTAATCTTTGTCAAAACAAGCTATGTTCTTAGCTATTTCTGTAAAATCCTTTAAATCGTCAAGGTTTTGTCCTTCAAAATTGTCAATTCCAATGCCGTCAACTTTAGCCTTGACACATTCCATAATTTGTTTAGCCCATTTATGCATAATATCAAGCCTCCCTTACTGCGATTAAGTTACTATTCTGCACTTCAATAGCCTGTGTAGATGTATTCTGCACCGCTACAGTACTGCAACAGCCACAAGGTACATCAACATATGCCTGCGCTGATACATTAAAGAAATTCTCAACTGCTGCCGGTGTTACAATCATTCGTGTTGACTGTAAAGGCTCTCCGTCTACTGCTATGGCAAGTGAAATAGCTCCAACTGTACCGCCTGTCGGGATCTGAATGTTTCCGCTATAAGACACTAAAAATCTAGCCTTGCACTGATTTGTAATACCTCTTAACTTAATGATTCCACTTCCCTGTCTGTGGACTATACATTTGCTACCGCATACTGGTGTTTCTGTGAATGCAACATCTTCTCCGGCGGCAACTGTTTGTAATGCAATTCCTGTTATTTCCATTATCTTTACCTCTCTTTCATAAAAATAAGGGCAAACATTATAGTCTGCCCTTTGTGTTTGCAAGTAATACTGCATAGCAGACATAATCGAGTTAAACTCAATTAAGATACTCAATTATTAAGTTTTAGCATCCGCAACCTGTATTGCAACCGCAACCATATGCATAAGCATTTGGGTTAGGTACGACATATGCCGGAATAGCGGACGGATTTACTGCATTGATAATCTGCTGTGTCTGAGCTGCCATCTGAGTTGTAAGCAGTGCGCTCTGACGATCCTGTGAAGCAGCTCTGCGTAAATCGTTGTTCTCTGCTGTAAGTGTTGCTATCTTATCCTGGCATAAGTAGTCAAGAATTGCTCTAGTACCTGCATTCTGGCTATCAATAATATCTCTTGTGTTGCTATTCATGGTGTTCTGTAAAGCACAAGTGTTAGTTGCCATGTTGTAGTTTACACCCTGAATGGCTTCTCTCGTCTCGCAGCAGCAGTTAGCAAGCTGTGCCTGTAAAGCGTTTGTATTCTGCATATTAGCGACTGTATCAGCGTTAATAGCCTGCTGGATGCCATAACCAGTCTGCATGATATTTGTGTTAATGCCATTAAAACCAGTAAGCATGCTATTGTTCATAGCGTAGAATCCATCACAAAGTCCATTAGAAATACCATCTAACTTGCTGATAACTGCTTGGTTATCAAAACCTCTCTGAATTTCTCCAGAACAGCTTGAGCTTCCTGTTGGAAGATTAACAATAGTAGGCATATTTCCACCTCCATCATTTCCGCCGACTCCGCCAAATGCACGATTTCCCCAACCTAAGAAAACAAAAAGGAATAATATAATAATTATCCACGCTCCATTTCCACCAAAGAGACCGTCATCATTGCGATTATTTCCACCTGTTGCGGCACTAATATCGGCTAATGAATATCCACCTGTATTAAACATAGTGATACCTCCATTTAAAATTTATTTACAAACAGAAAGTCCCGGGTTTTTCTGTATTGTACGAACTACATATTTTTCAATTTATTTTCAAATTTTGAAAATTCTTTATCATAGTCAACACCATTTTCGGCGCATATGTTTCTTGCAAATTGCTCTATTTCTTTTGTATCGTTGCTTTCGGCGAGGTTTATAAGGTTGTTTATCATAGGATTATTGCCACCATATTTTTTCATTGTGTCAATAACTAATTGCTGTGGATTTTTGGATTGTTTAATCGCTGTGTAAATTTTTAATAAATCCCACCCCTGTGAAAGTTTTTGAATCGTATCAGAAATAATATTATTCATCTTCATCACCGCCTTTGCTTTGTGTTCGTGAAGTTTTTCTTTGCGTTCCTAAAGATTTATCAAATCTATCTTCTAACTGCCCTATTTTCTCTGACAATTCCTTGAACTTATTCAGAAATAGCTGTGTGCTTTCATCTGATAGGGTAAATTTAGCGTTTTCTGCGTTAGACATAGAATTTACTGTCTGATTATCTTTAGGGGCTGTATAAGGCTTATACACAATCGTGTTAATTGTTCCGTCAGCATTCCAACCCTTAACATAAATCTCCGACATATCCTGCTTCGGGAAAAATGCCATTGAGCCATCCATAGGCACTTCATTAGCGTTAATATTTTCAACTGCCTGTACTATTCTTCCGTTAATGCCTGACACCTGCTGTGGAATAGGCTGTTGATTCATCTGCATAGGCTGTTGTTGTAAGCTCTGCTGATAATTTTGCAAAAAGTTCATTCTATCCGCATATGGATTCTGCATAGGCATATAATTATTATTCATCATAGGTGTTGTCTGATAAGGATTGTTTATCATCTTCTACCTCCTCCAAGACTTCTTCGATTGCGTGGATAACAAGAGATAATGTCACTAAGTCAAGTTTCTGCAATTCTTCTTTGCATAAGATTTTTTCTCTAACTTCATCAGAAAACATTCGCACTACCTCTCTTTCTGATTATATTTTGGCATAAAAAAAGACGGATTAACCGTCATGTTTCCGACAGTTATCCGCCAAAAATAAGCAAAAAAATAACGCCATTACGGCGTTTGCTAAACTTCTATGATTACTTTCTTGATTACCTCTTTATTTTTCTGCAAAAAGACGATGTTCAAAAAATCTCCTTTCATTCAGTGTTTATGTGGGTTTGCAGTGTTTTTTCTCCTTGAAAAAATAGCAGGGGATGAGAGAATCGAACTGCATTGACCGCTCCCTTATTCCGCTCTATTACTGGGCTTCTGGCTTTGTACCTTGATTACTTTGATTACTTTGTAATCAAAATCCTAATAATTGATAGCATTATTAACTTGCTCAATCTTAGTTCTATCAGTCTTATTACTGTAAATGTAATATTTTCTTGTTGTCTCAATGCTTGTATGCCCCATCATTTCTGTTATAACAGTGTCACTCACGCAATTATCATACAACGCAACACTGTATGCCCGGCGGACTTTATGCGTGGAACGATAATTAATGTCCAGTGCCTTACATATCTTATGCAACTTTCTGTTAAATGCTTGTTCCTTTATACGCTCTCCCTTTTCTTCAAACATATAAGTTCCAAAAGGATTTAATCTTCGAATTGCCTTAACAGTATTTACAGCTTTATCTGGAATAATTATATCTCTTAATCCTGCGTCAGATTTAGGATAGTCGCTTACTATCTTAGCCCATTTCCCATTTTCATCTCTGACCTTAATTTCTGTTCTTTGTATAGAAATATAATGTTTAATAGTTCCATCTTTCAGTACAGTGTTGTGAATATCAGAAAACTTAAGTGATGATAACTCGCCGGCTCTCATTCCACACTCAAACATAAGTAATAATCCCAGACTCCTTATATCATATCGTTGCCATAGATATTCTGTGATTCTTGGAATTTCGTCCTCGAAATACACCTGTTCCTCTTTCTTTTTCACATTTTTAGTAAAAGCTCTGCGTGATAAATCCAAGTCTCCCATAAATTGTGTGATACTTAGATTGGTATACCCCTTTTTCTTGGCATATTTAAAAATGCCATTAATAAGGATTCGCATATCAGAATATGCCTTATGTGTAAGCTTACATTCGGCAATAACAGTCTTAATAAAGCATTCTAAGTCATCTTCTGTAATGTACTTGATTTTCTTATCTGCCATGTGATATGCTTCATTAGTGAAAAATCTGGCAAAGTTATCATTATACTTATCATATGATTGCTTCTTGATTTCGTGATATTCAAGTTTTTGGTCTACCCATTCCTTGAATACAGTCTTAACTAAAGGTTCATTAGCGAGTTTCTTGTAGTGTTCCACAATTCCATCTTCAAGAGACTCTTGCGTTGAACGCTTTAGCAGCTTTCTGCCGCTTGATGTGCTTTCGTCTGGCAAGTATGTATACCACTTCTTATCCTTTCCTTGCCAGATTTCATTATTGTGTGCTTTTAAAAATTTTTTCCTTTCGTTCATTTCAATTTGTTTTTGAACATCGTCACGAGAGATAATACCATTCTCCAGTACATAATTCAACAACTCTTTGTCTGTTAATTCCAATCACAGCACACCCTTTCAATTTTATTTTTAATGTTCCTTATTCTCCTTTCAAGAGTTCTTTGCGATACGCATAATCGTGTAACTATCTCTTTTTGTGTAAAATTCCGAGAAAGAAGTTTGAATATTCTCTCTTCTTCCTCGGTAAAATTGGCATTTTCAATTATTTTATCAAGCTCCGGCTTAGTAAGTTCTGAAAACTTCATAAGCCATACTCCTTAATATTTAATTTTTATTTTTGTTTCTTCTTCTAACTGTTCAATAAGTTCTTTCGGATCTATGAGCCCTGCGTTGAAATCTTCATTGAATTTATCAATCTCATCAATAAGCCGTTCTAGTCGCTTATTTCCAAATCCAAATTTATCGTGCAGTACCCATAACAGAATCGTTAAGGCATTACCAAACATTTCTTTATTTTCTTTATTCTTCTGCCTGTTTAATTGAACTCTCATCATTTGTTCCTGAAATCTTCGTTGTTCCGACCTGCTCATTGTTCTTAACCTCTAGCTTTTCAATTATTAACTTGTTATCCTGCGGATATATTTTATATATATCCCCTGCGCTTATGATACCTTGTCGCATAAACTTAGGCGGTATTGAAACTCGTCCGCAATTATCCATTTTGCGGATAACCATGTCTTTCTCGACATCTTTTTCAGTTATCCCATAATTTTTCCGATATGCTTTAAAGGTGCTATATGGTATTCCGATTTTTTCTGTCATGCGCTTGTTGAGTTTCGCTGACCTTTTTCTTGCTAAAACTTTGGCACTTTCTTTAGAATTATATCTTTGATTCCATTCTGCAACCTTGCCACTCTCAACATATTCACACAACTTAGCTTTGCCTTTTTCAGAATTGCGATAGCGTTTTTGGTTTATATACTGTCTGCGCTGTTTATCTGTCTTATTCTCTATAGAATTTTCCGTGTCAATTTTAGCATCTCTGTTAAAGTCTTCTTTTTCTGGCATGTCATACTCGCAATCATCTAAAGCACAGTTAAAGCAATCGGGATAAATACAATTTTTGGGTTTCATAATTTTTACCTCATGGCGTTTATTCTTTTTTGAATATCTTGAGGTGCTTCGATATACTCTTCTGCGTTTGTATTTTGACCGATAAGGGCATTTTCTTTAATTTGTAATGCATTTATATTTCTTTGGAATTTTTGCTCGATTTGAGCCTTATACGAATTTGCATTCGTCTTTTCGATAAGTGATTTGATATTGTCCGGCATACGATTTATTTCATTCGCACGCTTAACAACTGTTTCGTAAGTTCTTAGAAAATTTGATTGTATTACTGTTTCAATCGTCTGATAGTCTGATGTAGCCCAGTTTTTAAGGTTGTCTGGCATACCAACCGCCTGTTTTACAAGTGGCGGTAGCTTGTTAAATTCTTCAACCGCCCCATATGTGCCATTCCGTAACGCTTTGCTGACTAACCCCCAAGCTGCCATTCCGTCAAGTTCCTGTGGCTGTGATATAGTCTGTATTTTACCTATCAACTGTCCTATACTTGGAGCAAATCCACTTATATCGGAGTTGATATATGCTTTAAGTGCGACTGACACTTGTTCATAACTGTAATTTTCCAACATCATCTGCCACACATCTACTGTTTCTGATAGATTGTTAGGTTTGTAGTTAGGGTAGCAATCACACATAATGCGGATAATTTTAACTGTTTCTTCTCTTGTCATTGCTGCTCCCTTTTAATTGATTAGAAATAGTATCTAATTTGTCACATATAATAGCACTGTTAATTGCTATTATTCTTAGTAGTGATTCAGTTCTTCCGTTGTGTGGATAATCACTTCTAAAATCAATCCCTTTAAGTGTATCATCTAATCTGCTTATTCTTATCACCTGCCTTTAACTGTTCTGCAATTTCATTAATCAAGTTGGTCATACTTACAATATCCTGCGAATATATCACATCTGATAGTCTTGGAATGATTGCTGCTGCAAAATCATCAACAGCCTTATTTCTCACATCGTTAGTTGTTGTAAAGTTACAATCCCATTGGCTACAACTGCCACTTGAATGATATACGCAATTTTTACAATCTCTGTCCATACATTTGCTCTCCTTTACACATTATCCCAGTCAATAGCACCCTTGCCGAAATTCTGATTGCCTTGCTTATTAGAATTATCTTCTTTCAACCCGAACAAGCCTTGCCAGCAATGGTCTACTGACTGATTGAGAATTTTAACAGCCAAATCATTATCGCCCTTTGAAAGTCTCTCGATAGTGTTCATGGCTCGGTGTAATGCCATATCGGTGCATATTGGCTTCTTAATTTTCTTTCGCATTGTTAGATATTCCTGAAAAGCACTCTCTAGCATTTCATCATCAGGGTAGTAGACAGTTTTCTTTTTAGATATTGATTTATCAATATCTTTTTCTTTTATATTCTTATCTTTTTTAATTTCTTCTGTTCTTTCATTCTTACTTTCTTTTAATATAGAGTTTGTTAATAGAATGTTATCTGTTTGTTGATTGTTTGTTAAGTTGCTTGTTATTTGTTTGTTATCTTGCTTGTTATCCGTTTGATACAAATTGTAGTTAACCACAGTAAATATCGTGAATTTGTTTGTTGCTTTGCTTGTTATTTCGCCTGTTAATTGTAAGTGTTTTAGCGAGGTACGAATTTCCATTACAGACAAGTTAGTTTCTTTTGATAATTCAGATATTGAAGAGGGGAAAGACCCTCTTTCAATTATCTTGCCTTTATAATTTCCGTCTTTCCAATAGGCACTTATCAACATATACATAAAAAGTCTAAATGTATTAATATCGCTCCACCATTCCCACTTTAAAATTTTTCTGTCAATTTTAATAAAATTGCCTGCCATAATTACCTCTTCAAGTTCTGCCACATTGTTACTTCACTAAATCGTTGATATTAACTCTGAATCCGTCAAATTCCTTACCTTTGCTCTTGATGTAAGCTGTTGTATCAAAGAACATCAAGTTACCACTATTGTCCGTTGCCATACTTACACCATTTCTTGTAAGACTTCCTTTAAGTAGGTCAAGTAAAATCTGTATCTCCTGCTTTGTTTCGTCTTTCATCACTCACTTTCCTTTCGTAAATAATCCATATATCCAATAGACTGATTAAGAACATATACCGATACTGCATTTGTAAGCCTTTCGATAAGTTCTCCACTGTCTTTATTCAAGTTGTAAGCATTTCTTACAACTTCGCCAATCTGCGTATAATGTGCTTTGCCTTGACTATTTATCCAAGCTGTCAAGTCCATAACAGATTTATTCGCAATCTTCTTACCTAAAAAGTCTGTTAATTCAAATTGTCCGTCCTGTGTCATAAATCTACCAAAAGGAAACCTCGGTTTTATGTGCGCACAACCTATTCCTTTCTTTGATTTTTAGTTAATTGAATTTTTTATACGCTTTTTAGCTGCTTCAAATACCTTATCGTGAATGTAGGTCTTAATATCGTTATAGCAATCATCACATATTTCATTTATCACTGTCTTTTTATCAACATTTGAATAGCCTCTTTTTGCGTAATCATCAGTGTAAATATCAAAGCCATTTATTTCATAACAATCACTACAAAATTTGCCACAAACATCACATCTGTATGCTTTACTCATTCTAAATCACCTACTTTCAAACAATCGCTCGTAAGCACATCTGCCTTGATTAGCTCATAAATAACATCAAGATATGTCCTGCAGTCTCTATATCTGCAATTTGCGTCTTTATGTATTCTTGGATCATTATCTCTCCAATCATTAACACCAAAAAATACATTGCTCACAAAAAGCATTTTGCACCCCTTTGAAATGCAAAGATAGTAGCAACCCTGCTTACCATATTCGCCCTTACATTTCTTGAATCCGAATTTTTCAAACTCTTCGGCTTTAACTTTCGGAATTAGCATCGTTCTCACCTACTTTCTTAAAAGGAACTCCTCTTAAATGCTCGTCAAGGTCTAATTCTATTCCGTCAATATTGCCGTTCAGTTTGTTTTGGCAGTGACATAATAATACTTCAAGGTCACAAACTCTCCCTGCCTTGTATTCACTTCTTATGAAGTCAAGAACTCTGTCTACGCTTTCTATCCTGTACCTTGCTATCTTTGAATTGTAATCAAGCCTTATATCTGCGATTTCTTTTTCCCGCTGTCTGATTTTAGCTAAATTGCCCTTGCAAAATTCATAATCGCTAATAAGTTTTTCCTTTGCAATTCGTGCGACTTCTTCCACTGTATAGCCTTTAATTCCGCTCATTCACTTTCACCAACTTTCTTATCATCAACAATCTTGATTTTCCTGCCACAAGCATTGCAGTAAATATCAATACCTGTCGCACAGCTAAACCTTATTTTTCCACAGCCTGTGGTATAAAACGGAAATCCATATGGTGTATGAGTAACATACCATTCACAATGCTTATCCTCTTCTTCCTCTGCAATTTCAATGGCAAAATCAAGTATCTGGTCGTATTCCGCATAGTTGTTTTCTTTGTATGTTTTCTGTAAATCCCTTAACTTGTCTGCAATTACACCCATTACTCTTCACCAGCTTTCAACAAATCCATAAATTTCTCATACTGCTTCTGCGACACCTTATTATTAGCCTTATCGTCTCTAATTTCGATTTTAAGGTGTTTTTCTGCGATAGACGATAATTCCCTCGCTAACACCTTTTTGCCTTGCTGTATGCCTTGCATATAGCCTTTAGGTGCTTTTCTCTCGCCTATTGAACCACTAGCACGATTTTCTCCTTGACCGCCTAAACTGACATTTCTAAGCTGATAGCCTTTATCAGCATATAGCTTGATGTAATACTTCTCTTTCTCGTCAAGCTGACTTTCGGGGAAATTCAGAAATTCAACTCGCCAGCCACAAGGGTTTTTCTCTTTGTCGTACAGCTTGTGTTTACGTAAGCTAAGGTCTATGTGCTGTTCGTAGCCTACAAGGTGGCTTGCCAATCTACTAAGTGTATGTACCGCCTGTCCGATATAAGCATACTTAAATCCGTTTTCATCTTCTCGGAGTAAGAAGTATATTCCACTTTTGTCATTCAGTTTTGGATTCAACTTCAACAGTCGCTTTTTGTTTTCCTGTTCTATCGCCTTGGCTCTTGCTATGTTCTGATAACTCAAGAATTGCCACCTGCCTTTACTTCAAAAGGATTCACAAAATTATCAATAGGTTTAGCTGCCATACTAAAAGCCGTTGGTTGTTTATTAATGATAGTTTCAAGTATTTCAGATAAAGCCTTATCGATATAATTTCTTTTGTGAATATCCTCAATTAGTTTGTCTGCGTCAATCATTCTCATTCTTCATCACTCCAATCTAATTTTTGACCGCAATCCCAACAAAACACTGTATTCTGCCGTTCGTTCATGTATTTTTCTAAACGTGCATTTCCACAAGTAGGGCATACATAAGCATATACTTTTTTTAATACACCTCTGTACGAATCGGTTTTTCTCGGCTTCTTTGGTATCCGCTTTTCAAGTGCCTGTATTGCAATCTCTATACTTTTGATATGTTCTCCGGTATTACCTTGTGCATAACATAAATCACAGTTGTCACATAATCTTGCATTACAATCTTCATAAATACCTTTTACTTGCATTTTTTGACATTTATGATATGCTCTTAGCTTTTCTATTGCTTCATTCTCTGTCATACTCACACCTCTTTAATTAAATGGTAATCCCTCATCAGCTACATTGTCCGGAATTGACATAAAGTTGTCCGAGCTAGCATTACCGCCCATAATTCCGTTGTTATTATTCTGCTGATTAGCACGACTTTCACAAAATTCGTGTTTTTCAACAACGCAATCATTAGTGTAGACTTTCTGTCCGTCCTTGTTAGTGTAATTGCCTGTCTGCCATCTGCCCTCAACGATAATCTTAGTTCCCTGGTGTAAATACTTCTCTGCAAACTCTCCATTCTTGCCAAATGCAATGCAGTTAATAAAGTCTGCTGCCTGTTCGCCCTCTTTCTTAAAAGCTCTGTCAACTGCTAATGTATATCTTGCTACTGCCATACTTCTGTTTGCTGTCTGTGAATATCTAATCTCTGGATCTCTAGTTAGTCTCCCACATAAAATTACTTTGTTCATTACTTTTCCTCACTTTCTAATAATTCTGCATTATCAAAGATGTTGCCGATAACCTCAAAATGGTCTTGGTCAAATTTGTCAATCAGTATTGTATCTATGCTTCCATTTTCTATTGAGTAAAATCCATTTCCACGCCACAAAATTCTTATATAGGTCTTATCTTCCGGGTAGTTATCATCTAGGTGTGCAACCATAATATCATTCTCCCAAATCAGCTTGCCATTCTTGTCTTTCAAGCCGGTGCATTGACAGATTGTGGATTCATCGTCTATATATGCCATTACATTTTTCTTTTTATCTCTTATATAAAGTCCGTCCGGCTCTTTTACGATATTTCCTATATGCCATTTCTCAAAATGTTTGGCTTTGAATAAGTATCTATCTTCCATATTCTCTCCTATTCCACTTCTGATTGAAGCCGATCCATACAACTAGTTTCTCCCTCGCATTCTTCGCCGAATGCATTCTTAAAAGTTGTAAGAAACTCCGCCAACTCTTCATCTGACATATTCCTTATCCTGTCGGCATTGGTCTTTGGCTTGCTTTCTGTTATAAACTTGTGTATCAGAGGATAATCTTTATCCATAATTGATAAATGCTCTTTGCTATCACCTTTTTGATAGATAATTACTGTATCTTTATCTTTTTTTGCTCTTAAAATTTCATATGGATTTTTAGATGTTGGTAAAATCATATATCCCTGTTTTTCAAGCCATTTTTCTAAATCTTTTAATTTGTTTATATGTAACAATGCTCTATTTGCCATTTTCTCTACCTCACAATTCTTTCAGTTTTGCTTCGGCTTCGAATTTTGTGAGAAATACTGTTTTACCAAATTCCATTACATCAATTTGACCAGATAAAGTCCTATCATTTGATTCGTAATCGCAAAACAGTGTAGTTTCTCCATTTTTAAAACAATCCAAATGGAAGTCCTTAACTGTAAACTTGTCTACATCTTTTCCAAATCCTGCAAAATCAAGAAAAATTTTATCTCCCGCCTTGCAAGGCAACTTGATAAGTCTACCTTGCTCTTCTAAGTCCTCATAATCTTTTAATTTTCGATATACTGCGTCTATTTCTTCACAGTCTGGCTCACAAGCCCTTTCCCATAATTCATCATCTATCCATGATGGATTGCTTTCTGTCAATCTCTCCATTACTGCTCCTTTTCACTTTTAATTATTTACATCTTGATTTTATATACCCTAATTGGTTGTCCTTCACTTTTATCGCTTTCTTGCGGGTAATATGTATTACCAATCCATTCAAATTTTAAATATACTAATTCAAAATCATTTTTTTCAATACTGCAGTTTTTAGGCAATCCATGAAAAATTTTACTATGGTTAAAACAAGTCTCTACATCATTGTCCTTATACCAATTCATATTTATCAAAAATTGTGTTTTATCATTACTGATACCGCTATAAAAGTTTCTCATTCACACCTCCCTGTCCAAAAGAAACTCTTGGCATATTATCTCCTTTCCGCCCACACAGGGTAATAATTCCCTTTATCATCCGCAACCCAATAACCTGTGCTCCATGTATCAGTTAATGTGTCGTAGACTTTTCTGCCTTTAATCATTGTTACTCTCCTATTTCAATAATTTCTTTGCATTCAACAATTTCAAAATCTCTATCCCAAGAAGAACAACCGCTTTCAGCCTGTTTTGCTGTTCTGTATGTTTTAATTGCCGTATCTTTCAATTCATCAACTTTGACAAAATGAAATTCTCTTGATAAACCGCACCATATTTCAGTACGATTTCGTCTCATGACGACATATCTTGTCCTTTCTATTCTCAAAACGGACATTCATCTCCTTTCCTTAAAACCCATTCCTTGTTACGCTCTGCAACATCTACATTTGCCCCACAAGCAACTTTTTTCATCTTCTCAACGAAACTACCACTATCAGCATTTTCTGCCGACAGATGGCACATTATGACGTTCTGCAAGCTATCTGAATAATTTGCCTTAACAAAATCACAAGCCGTATCAATGCTTAAGTGACCTCTGAAAACGTGATTAGCTTTGCCTGTGTTATCCCTGTCGATTAAATCCTTGTCATAATTCACACCTAAGAGAATGTGGTTTATGTCTTTAAATCTCCATTTGATTAAATTTGTATCGGTAATGTAAAGCATTCTCCCCATTTCCTTGTGTGTGAACAGAAAGCCGAATATCGGACAAGGTTCACCATTTGCGTCTGTGTGCGTCCAGTTTCCGTCTATTGTTGTCAAATCAAAAGGTTTTACTGTAAACTCGCCCATATTCATTGATTTACGGCTATCGCCTAAATATGGGGCAAGTATCGGTATTCCCATAGCCTTAAAATCGTTTAATGACTTGCTGTGGTCTAGAGGTGGGCATGACTTATTATCATGCCCTTTATCCCCCTTATGTTCCAATTCAAGCCTTTTTTAATCTCCTTAATCGGTATTCCGCAATCAAGGATAAGCGTTTCTTCACTGTCGGAAGTTAGCAGATAGCAATTTCCAGCTGATGATGAGCCTAAGCATTTAAGTTTCATATACAACCTCCACAACAACCATAAGGCACATTAGTAGTAAATGTCTCGTCTATTTCGCTTGCATACTTGCGGTATTCTTCGGGTATTTCAGATACATCTATCTGCCATTCGCCTTTATAGGCTTCATAGTTTGCACTAATATATCCGCCAGAGTGCCAAAATATAGGATATACACCTTTACGTTTATTCATTTTGATGTCATACCCATTTCCAAATATTACCTTTTCTCCGTCAATCTCGAGCGTCAAATCTCCGCGGCATAAATTAGGATATTTACCTGTGTAGCTTATGAATTTGACATGCTCGGTTACACTTTCTTTATTTGAATTGATTAGCATACTCACACCTCGATTTCATCATCCTGTGGGAACTGAAAAACAATATTTCTATGGTAAATTCCATGCGTAAATTCTATGGCTTCATTTATCCATGCTTCTGTAAGCATTTC